ACTAATGTCTGCATCAAACCCTTCGAACTCAGTTGAGTGCCAAAGTGGTATACCGTTTTCGCTCTCACGATAGTAATCCTTACCATCTGGGTTATCACGCTTGAAGCGCTTATACATACTAATCTCTTCAGGTGTAGCATCTACAACCGCGTACAGGTACATCGGCTTAACATCGCGTACTACCTTACCATCTACAATAACTGGAACACCATTTACTATGCGAGAAACTCCCTTCTCGTAGTAGTCAACATACTTTAACTTCATTTGTTTGAATTGTTTGAACTGTTTATAAAAGATTGATTGTTTACTTAGCTAACTCACTGCTAACGTGCTGTTTAAAGATATAATCCTGAATACCTTGAGTAACTTGACTAAACGTGAGTACGTGAGTACCTTGAGCGGTAGTAAGTCCCAAAGTAACCGGTAGTAATCGGTAGTAAAAAACATAAAACCCAGTCGTAGCAAAGGTTTTAAGTTAACTAGTTGATTACCAGTACAGTTGTCTAGTATTATCACCGCTGTAACACCAGTAAGACCGTTGAAAAGTAGAAAAAGGGGGAGCTATTACACTCCCACCTTTTCATAACCACACCATATCAATGCATAATCCTGTCTGTCTCATCACCATCCCATCTGTCTTCTGATGAACGTGGTCCACCATATGTATCATCTGTGATAGGTACTTGGTCGCTCTCATCATCGTCGCTGATATTGTCCAAGTTATCTACCACATCGGTTACATCGTGACACTGCGTATGTATCTTGTAGTTGGCTAACTTGATAACCGCTAACCGTAGTGCTACATCAAAGTCTCCATTGAGAGCAGCTACTAGTACTTCATTCTCTCGTCCATTGTGTATAGTGTTATAGTCAATGAACATTGCTGCACATATGATACCGTGTGCTTCGGTATTGGTGAACGGCACTAACTGTACGCGCTCTCCGTTGGTGTGTTGTGTAATCATACTAATACTATGCTGTTTAAATATATAATCGTGTGTAATCTTGAGTAACCGTGAGTAGTCGGTAGTAATAACTTGAGTACCCGGTAGACTTTGGGGACTTGCGTGTTCCCTGCGGAGCAGGGTGAACAGTATACGTCAGGATACTGTGATGTTTAAATATATAAAGCGCTGAAAAAAAAACAACACCCCGAAGGGTGTTGCTCTTTGCTGCATGATTAGAAGGGTAGCTCCTCATCCTGCGCAGGTGTCTCAGGTTCCGTGTTGAGACCATCGATGTTGTCATCATCGTTCTCATCGACAATCAAGTCGTGAGCAGGTGCAGCACCAACACCCTTGAGTAGACCTGTAGCTAAGTCCACCACAGCAGCGGTGAACTTGTCAGGAGCACCCAAGGTACCCATGATGTATGCGTCCTTGATGTCTGTGCTCAGAGCATCGAAACGCATCCTGTCATGCTTGAACAGTTCGTCCAAACGTGCAACCAACTGCGACGGAGCAATCTTGTACCGCTCCACCGTTTGACCTGCACGCTCACCCTTCTCGAGTTTGATGAACCCGTTAGGCACCAACTCACCGAAGGGAAAGTTCAGGTTGCTGTAGAACAGGATAGCACCAGGTCTATCGGACGGCACAACCCTACCGTTCCTAGTGTACGTAGCAGGTACAATGACAAAGTCGCTAGACATCTTGTGTCTTTTGATTTTGTCAATGAGTACCATGAGGTCAGCGGTGTCGCCACCTACTGCATACTCGTAACGTACCTTAGCAGTTTCGCCTGCTGTTGTCAGCTTTACTGACGCGGTGTTCAACGAAGGTCTAACCTCCATTGAACGTATATACTGAGCGTATAACATACAATTGGAATGTGTTGTTTAATGCGTCTATATAGTACCCTACATAGTACACACCACACACATATATACTATGTTGTTTAGTATTGGTAGTAAGTTCTATCTACTACTTACGATACACCTGTCACCATAGCATAGCTCATGTGTTGTTTAGTTTCCACCACGCATGCACACACTTCTCCCTGGAGGAATTTTTTTCCATTCGGTACTATGTTTCATGGTAGCCTGTTGATTTCGAGGGGGGTGGGTACCACTTTGGCGACGGTGGGGGGATCGTTTTATAACCATCCCCCACAACGCAATGCACGTATAAATTCTCCATACCGGGGGAATAACCTAGGGGATTATTTGTATATTTGTAGTATAATAAGTATATTTATAGTATGCCTACAAGAACTGGTTATATAACTACTAATACGTTTGAGGGTACACTAGAAGCGGGAGTCACCGATGTGTTTATAGGATATCCCTCAGGAACTACCTTTGTTAATAGGATTACTCTTACCAATCCTACTGTGTCTGTTACCGTAAAGGTTAGTATTAACCGTACTGATGGCAATACAGTACAGGTGTATAGTTATACTCTTGCCGCGGGAGATGTTTTGGTGGATACTTTTGGGTATAGGCTAGCATATAATGATACTATATCAGTAGATAACTCTGATGATGGTACAGTGTGTGTCGTTAATGGGAATTTTAATAAATCATAATAATGGCAGAGTTCTCGATTAATAACCCCAATGGATATCTTGCGGGAGGACCTGGGAATTTTCGTGTCTATGGTCCCGACGGTAGATTAAAAGCTATTGGTGCTGGGGGTGGGGGTGGTGCTACCTGGGGAACTATCACCGGGGATATTCTGAACCAGACGGATCTTATTGACTACATTGCTTCTCAAACGGGTGGTGGGTTTGTTCCTGAAAGTAGAACCCTGACTATTAACGGAGAGACCTATGATCTTAGTGCTGATAGAACCTGGACATTACCTACCGGGGGTACCGTTACAGATGTAACAGGTACGGGGACTGTATCAGGACTTACCCTTACAGGGACAGGTACTACCTCGGTTACACTTACTCTGGGTGGGGCACTTGTACTAGTTGCTTCTGATATTACAACAGCTCTAGGGTATACACCGTATTCTGATACCAACCCAGCAGGGTTTATAACTCAGACTACTGCGGATGGACTCTACTACCCGCTGACATCTAACCCTAGTAGTTTTGTTACATCTAGTACTTTAACTACGATACTAAGTAACTACCTTACTACCTCTGACGCATCAAGTACATATCTGACTATTACTAATGCTGCAATTACATACCAACCAATCTTTACTACACAGAATGGTTTGACATATGGTGCGGGGTTACTAAAACTAGGTGGGGGATTAACCGAAGATACAGCTATAGGGGGATCAAATGGTACTTATTACTTATATCTACAAAGACTCAAAGAGTTAAAGTTAGAAGCTTTTGATGGAACAGATGGAACAGAGATAAATCTGACCCCAACTCAGATGCAGGTTAAGACTCCTTTGTATCTTAGCAAAGCAGTAGGAGATGTTCTTACTCTTAAGGATCCTTCTACTGGGGAGGTAGAATTTGAAACACCACCCACAGCAGGAACACTTGTAGCTTTACCTTTTACAACTGATCACTTAGCTGCAACAAACAATCCATATGTAATAGGCGACGTAGTTTATTATCTTGGTAATGTTTATAGATGTATTGCTAATAATGATTCAATACTACCAACCGATACACTTTATTGGACAGATCTTGGTGCTGGTAATCCACTCGTTCAACAACCATCAGACTGGAACTCAACAACTGGCAACAATCAGATTTTAAATAAGCCAACTATACCAATCAATCTTGATGACTTAGCTGACGTAAACGCACCCACACCTTCAAACGGGCAAGTGCTAACATACAACACCACAACAAGCGATTGGGAAGCTGCCGATCCTACTGGTGGGGGAAGTAGTGGAGGAGGTAGAAGCTACTATCTAAATGGAAGTGTTGTTCAAGGAGACTTTGCAGGTATAACTGACATGAGGGAGATGAGTCCAGTGCCTATATCCGGGATTGGGACTAACTTTGTCATAAACGCAGATGGATACATTGCGAGCTTTATAACAGACGCGGGGGATCCAAACAAAGTGTTGATCCCTGCGGGTAACTGGAACTTTGAACTGTGGTTTGGCGCTAATAGTGGTGGGGGAAGCCCTAATTTCTACGTAGAGCTTTCTAAGTACGACACGGTGGGTGAAACCTTTACCTCTATTGCATCAGGTGTGGGCGCTCCAGAGGGTATTACTGGTGGAGCGGTAGTAGACCTTTACTTTACAGCACTTAGTGTTCCTCAGACCACACTCGCTCTAACGGATAGACTTGCTGTAAGAGTGTGGGTAAACCATAGCGGCAGGACAATTACACTTTACACGGAAGACAATCGTTTCAGTCAAGTCATTACAAGTTTCCCATCCGGAATTGCCTCTCTCAATGGGCTAACAGCATTTGCACAAAGTTTTGCTACTCCTGGTACAACAGGTACTGCTCCTGCGTGGTCGTCTAGTACATCGACTCATACCCTAAACATTCCATTTGCTAGTGCGGCTAGTGTTACTGCTGGATTGATAAGTAAAACAGAGTACGACACGTTTAATAACAAAGCACCTATAGCATCTCCAGCATTTACTGGAACTCCAACTGCCCCTACAGCAGCATCAGGAACTAATACAACTCAGATAGCAACTACAGCTTTTGTACAAACAGCTGTGGAGCAGTCTTCATCTTTAGTTGGAGTATTTGGGGATGGAGGATCTGGTAATGCTACTATTACAGGATCCGTAGCTTTAACCACCGACGCATATTATAATGACCTTACTATATCAGGAGCAGGAGTTCTATATCTAAACGGATTTAGATTATTTGTAAAAGGTACCCTGGACTTAAGTAATGCAGGAGCTTCAGCAATTCATAATAATGGATATGTAGGAGATTCTGCTACAGGTGTTACAGCTGGAAACAATTCAGGTGGAGGTACATTAGGAAGGGGTGGATATGGTCAGACAACAAGTGGATGGTTTTCTGGAGCATCAGGATCAAACGTTAACTACAGAGGTGGTAACGGAGGTGGCGGCGCAGCTACAAATACTAATAATGCTGGTAACGGAGTGCAAAGTCCAATAAGCACACAAGCTGTTTCTGGTGGTTCTGGGGGAACAGGCGGAAAAGGTGGTAACTCAGTTATAGGTGCTGGAGGTAATGGAGGTGCTGGTCAAACTACAAGCGTATCACCTGCTGTTGTTTACACCAGAACATTTGTTCCTGATTTAGGTCGTATTCAAACTCTTAGACAATCTACCGCAGCTACAACTGTTACAACCATATCAGCAGCTGGTGCATATCATGGAGGAGGAGGTGGAGGCGGTGGTTCTTCTACTGCAGGTAATGGTGGTGGCGGAGCTGCTGGAGGAGGTGGTGGAGGTAATGTGATTGTTTATGCAAGACAAATTACAGTTGGAGCAGGAACAAATGCATCTGCTATTGCAGCAAGAGGAGGAGATGGTGGAAGCAGCACCTATACTCCAACTACTAATATAGGTGGTGGAGGAGGAGGTGGAGCAGGTGGTGGTGGATACATTTACCTTGTATATGGAACAATAACAGGAGGTTCATACACATTTGCTTCTGCAAATGGTGGAACAGGTGGTAATGCAGGTAATGGTAACGGAACAGGAGTCGGAGGACAAGGTGGGACCGGAGGTTCAGGAGGAAGAATTACTGCTATCTCTTTGGGTAGCAACACTATAACCGTAGTAGACGGAACGGGTAGTTTAGGAACTACGCCAGCAATACCCACTACAACGGCAGGAAGCGCAGGTGGCGCAGGTGGAACTTGTACATTCTCATCATAATGGAAAGAATAATAATGACTTGTAGTGTATGCTCTACAGAGTTAGGGTATATAGATGTGGAGGTAGTGACTCCAAACTTATTTCAAACCTATATATGCGGGATTTGTAGTAACTTAGTCCCCGATCCTGATAGTGTGATTGAACCTATACCGGATCCCGAACCTATAATTCCAGACGAACCCATAACCCCAGAATATGAAAATTAACTCGGTAAAATTCAAAGACAAAAAGTCTTTTGACAAAAACAAAAAGAAGTCTAACGTACTTGAAATACATGAACCATTTGGTATCATTGTATTTAAAGATGCTGCTGAGGTTACTCCAGATACAACTAAAGTATCGCAGAGTAATCAAGTAGATGCGTCATTAGATCAGATCTCTACAGGTCTTGCTATAGTGATTGCAAAAAATCATGGAGAAGCAACTAACTATTTCAAGCTTAATGGCATAGTAGTTAAAGAGTCTTATGAGTTAACTAAAACTTTCTTTGTTGAAGTTCCTGATTTTATGTCCTTTAACTCATTCTATGAAAGTATTATGTCTACTGGCATCTTTATTAGCGTAGAACCAGACTACATCGTACCAATGGTAATGGATGCTGAGACAGTATATACTGGTCACTGGCACCTTCCTAATATGAAAGCAGCAGAAGCGTGGTCTCTTCTACCAGCAGATGGTATGGGAGAAGTTGCGGTGCTAGATATTGCATGTGAAACTGGACACGAAGATTTGCAGGGTGCTCTTAGTCCATTGTCATGGAATTGTGTTACAGATACTGCGGATGTAAATCCCGTAACTGAAAACGAAAAACATGGTACATGCTGTACTGGAGTTATTGCAGCGGTTTGCAATAATAATGTTGGTGTAATGTCTTTGGGTGATAATAAAATCAAAGTACAATTCCTACACATTGGCTATGATAGTACAACAAGTGGAGGGTTTAGAACATCGGATACTATTGTAACTAGAGCGGTTAATAAGGCAATTGCTAACCCAAAGTGTTATGCAATTTCTATGTCATGGGGTGGAACAGGTAACTATCCAGTATTTGTAAATGCTTTGAATACAGCTAAAACTGTAGCTAGAAATGGTAAGGGTATTCCAATCTTTGCATCAAGTGGTAACCAAAACAACCCTAATTTTACACAAAATCCTGCAGCATATCCATCTGTAATGGCAGTAGGTGCTTCTACATCTACTAATACTAAAGCATCATTTAGCAACTACGGACCAAAAACATTTGCTTCTGCGCCTGGTGTATCTCTTTATACTGTAGATAGAACCGGTGCTTCTGGTTATGGTACAGAATCTTACAAAGGATTTAGTGGTACATCTGCATCTTGTCCTGCGATGGCTGCTGTAGCAGCTGCAGTTCTTGTAAAGAATCCGGAACTTACTGAAATGCAGGTAAGAGATATTCTTAAGAATTCATGTAGAAAGACAGGTGGTTATGTATACAATGCCGATGGTTGGTCATCTGAACTAGGTTACGGTGTAATTGATATGTTTGCTGCTGTTACTCAAGCAGGAGGTACAGATCCTGGAGAACCAACTCCTGGTCCAACACATAATTATTATGGTACAGTTTCTACGCCAGCTACTATTCAACAGGGCTCTATTGTAAATGTAGTTTACTCTGTAATTGCAGATAAAGCTGTTACTGCGGATACTGTAATTCCAGTATTGTTGTCGTTTAAAAATGCAAACAATGCAAGTCTAAACTTCTATACTGGTAGTGTAACTATTCTTGCAGGACAAACTTCTGTATCTGCAACTATTCCTTACACAGTTCCTAATACATTTAGTGGTGTATGTCAGTTTATTCTTACTATAGATCCTAACAACTTTGTTCAAGAGACTAATGAGAATGACAATGTAGCAATGACATCTATCAATGTTACACTTCCTCCTGCTCCGATTGAAGGTGTAGATCTTGGTGTAAAAATCAATAGCTACGAGTTTCTTGACGCTACAAGAGTAAGAATCAGATACACATTTACAAATGCAGGAAATGTCGATATTCTTAACCTAAAAGCTACCGCTGGATTTGATGGTAGACCTGCAACTACTTGGACTAGAACTGAAACCTACAAACCAGGTACTAGCAAATCAATGGCTTCTGTGTTTCCATCAAACATGTGGGGTACATTACCTAACACATTCCGTATTAAAATTACTCAGGTAAACGGAGTATCTGATACCAATGTGGCTAATAATGAATCATCAATAATTGTAAAACCCCTATAATGAAAAACGTAATTAAAAAACTTACTTACAGCCTTCAACTTTATGATGGAGTTTGGAGCGTTCCTGTAGCTTTTCTAGCTTTTTTCTTAGCGGGGAAATATGGGTATGAATATTTTGGAGATGCTCTGATTTCTACAGAGTACATTCAAGTAGTGTTTATGGCAGCATTGATTCTGATTTTTGCAAACTTTGTTGTATTTCTTGGAATCAACTTTAACTTTAGAAGTCTGCAGAGATATTTCTACTCTACTGAAATTAAAGATCATATTAAATCTGAACTAAGCGTATGGCAAAGAATAAAGTTATATCTATTTGTTTACTTTTTCTTTTTAGTGTTATTCCTCTTTATAGTGTGGTTGCTAATGACGGTTACTGTGTCAGAGTTACCGCCAACTCTTATGTCGGAGTAAGAGAGAAAGGTGGAAATAATAGAGGATTTACTGATAGGGGACTAAAGAGAATGATGGCAGATGTCGGGTGGAAACCCGGTTATGCTTGGTGTGCTTTTTTTGTAAGAGCTATGCTTGATGAATGTGGGGTTAGCAGTACTGTAACAGGTTGGTCACCCACTGCATACAACAAAAAAGATGTCATTTTCACAGATGGTAGATTTTACCAGAGTTTCAAATCTAATGATGTTTTGGTAATGACACTTTCCTATAATAAGTTTAAGAATACAGGTAGATATAAAGCTATAGGTCATACAGGAATCGTAGATGCAATAGGTAAGTATTCTGTAAGAACTATAGAAGGAAATACTAATGATAGTGGTTCTAGAGACTCTAGATCAGGAGATGGCGTGTACGTAAAAATCAGACCCTTAAATAAAAACTTACACATAACAAGATGGAAAAAAGCAAGATAGGAAAAATTGTAATGATTCTGGGTATTGCTGCCTTACCGATAGGAGCAATATTTGTTGTAAAAGGTTGTCAGAAAAAACCTACTGAAAATCCAGCAGTTACAAGACTAGAGACAATTAATGATAGCTTGCTTAAAGTAATAGATAAAAATACAAAGGCAGCTACCGATTTGTATCTTAAGATAGACTCTTTAAACTTTCGTACAGATACTATTATAGAAAAACGGTTTACAGTAAACAAATACTACAAAGATGAGATATACAATATTCTTAATTCTGATGACCCTACTGCAAATAAACAGTTTAGGTCAACGCTCCAAAAATCAGACTCCCTCCTTAAATCCGGATTTTACTCCAAAACTTACGACCTACGACCTGCAGTTAATGAATCTAAACTTCGCTAGCATGATGTACTGGTACAACACATCTATGGAAATAGATAGTTTGTATCAGCTAGAGAAGCTTAAGGTTCACTACTATTCAAAGATTACTGGTATTCAGGCTAACAGCTATGAAACTCTACAGCAAATCTATGATAATAAACAAGCTATTGAGAAAGCAATAGCATTGGAAAAAGATAATGAGATTAAAGATCTTAAGAAAAGAAACAGAGGATTGGTGTTTCAGAATATAGGTCTAACTGTAGGGTTGGCAGGTTTGACATTTACCACAATTTATTTTGCTTTGCTATAAGTTTTTTTACTATATTAAAGATATATATTTGTTTGTTATGGGAACTGGCGCAGTATTCTTTGAGACAAGGGATGTAATCACTATAGTAGTTGGGGTAGCATCACTGTCTGGTCTTTATTACACACTTAAACGGTCTGTAGACAGACTAAGTACTAACTTTACCAATATGCAAGAAAATCACTCTCGCGACATGGTTAACCTAAACCAGTCTCTTAAAGAAACTAAAGATGATTTTAATAAAAAAGAGCAGAATATCCACACTAGGATAGGTGAACTTAGAGAAGAACAAAAAGGCGCTAGTGAAAGACTAGATATTAAAATAGACGCTATATCATCTTCAGTAAATGCAATGAATGCAGCATTAGCTGAACTCACAGGATATTTAAAGGCAAAGAAAGATTGAGTCGTTCTGCTCTGTTTTGTGTTTTGTTATTATTGTTTTGATGTTTTAAACTGAAGCCCTTAGAAACGTCTAAGGGTTTCTTTTTAAATGTTGTAAGTTTAAACTTTTATTGTATATTTGCGTATATATAAACTTAAAACAATGGATCAAACATTTATGACAGATGAGGATGTTGCTCAAGGTATTGAGCTTACTCCAGAAATTATTGCGGCTAGAAAAGAAGAAATGCTCAGTTTCTATAAGGAGCAGATCGAGTTTATGGATGTACAGTTGCAGTTTGAAAAACTTGGTGCTGATATCGAAGAGCATCGTTTAAGAAGACTTGTAGCTATGGTGCGTCAAGCTCAAATCCAATCTCCACAGGAACCTCAAGAACCTGGTGAAGAACCAAAAGCTTCAGGACCTTCTGAAGAAAAAAAGAGATCACTGAAGAAGTCTTAATTGCTAGCTTAAACCAACATGGCAATCGTTAATCAAGTGCAGAAGAGAATACGCATGGAGATCTGGGACATTACTAAGTTCCAGATCGCTGTGCATTGTCAGTTAAAAGACATACCTGTTTCAACTCTTGATCTAAATTGCTTAACCCTGCTAGCGTTATCTGGTGAACGTGAACTTACAGATTTTTGTCAGACTGCTGCTCAGAAAGAAATTTTTGGCAGCAGTCAATCTGTAAGAAACGCACTTACCAAAGCTGAAAAGAGAAGTCTTATCATAAAACAAGGTAAGGGTAAAAAGAAGATTAGGATAAACCCGGAGTTGAAGATACAAACCGAAGGGAACATTTTACTAGATTATAAAATAGTTAGAGTTGAATCCCAAAAAGTTTAAAAATATACTAGAAGAGATTACTAAAGATATTGATTGCGATAAGCATTTAATATCTGATGTAATGGATTTTTATTGGACAAACGTCAGAAAAAGTATAGTTACCGTAGAGCATCCTAGAATAAACATAGAAAGTTTGGGTGCATTTAGGGTAAAATCAACGATTCTGCAAAAGACTATAACCAAGTATAAAGTGACAATGCATGGTTTTAAGAACCCTGATTTTGCTAAATACCCTAGATATCAAAGTCTAAAAGATAGACTTGAGATACTAGAGAAAGCAGCAGTACAACTGAAAAGTGAAATAGATAGACATAAACAATTAAAAACCAGCAGATATGCCAACACTACTAGAAGTTTGGAAGAAGAGGGGCAAGATACTTGAGGGTATCAAAAACTCTATATTTAAAGATGAACATGTTGAAGAAATTGCAACAGAACGGGATAAAATATGTCAAGACTGTTCTGATATTGACAGAAGCGGTGACAAGTGTTTTGCTCCCGGAACTCAACCCTGTTGTGGCTTATGCGGTTGTTCACTCCAGTTTTTACAGAGGTCTCTATCGTCGGAATGTTCGGCGGGTAAATGGAAGGCTATACTTACTGAAGAAGAGGAAGAAGCGCTTAATAAAAAACTTGAAAAAGATGCCAGTTAAATTTTTACCGCAAGAGCATAAATACGTTAGTATTGATCCTTCCGAAAATGTAAAGTGGACTAGTGTTACAACTGTGATATCTAACTACAAAGAGCATTTTGATGCAGATATTATTGCTACAAAGTCTTCAAAGAATAAAAAAAGCAAGTGGTATGGTATGTCTCCTAAAGAGATAAAAGATGCTTGGAAAAATGAGTCAGATAGAGCAATTAACCTAGGAACCTGGTACCATAATCAAAGGGAGTCTGATATATTAGGATGCTCAACTATTAATAGAGACGGACTCGATCTTAAGATAGTAAAGTCTTTAGAGGTAGATGGTGTAAAAACAGCTCCTATTCAAAAGTTAGATAATGGTATTTATCCTGAGCATTTTGTATATCTAAAATCAGCAGGTATCTGCGGACAATCCGATAGAGTAGAAATTGTAAACGGAAGAGTTGATATATATGATTACAAAACAAACAAGGAGATCAAAAAAGAATCGTACAAAAACTGGGAAGGAATATCTAAAAAAATGCTTCATCCAGTATCTCATCTTGATGATTGTAACTATAATCATTATGCTCTTCAACTTAGTCTATACCTGTATATGATTCTGAAGCATAACCCAAAACTAAAACCGGGTAAGCTGCTATTAGATCATGTAATATTTGAAGATGAAGGTGTTGACGATAAAGGTAATAAAATTCATAAATTAGATATAGAGGGTCGTCCTATTATTAAAAACATTGATAGACACGAACTACCTTATTTGAAGACTGAGGTTATTGCAATAATTAATCACATGAAAGAATGATTGTCCAATTAAATCCAATGATTCCTATAAAACGTGTAAAGGATGACATGGAAGGATATGCGTTTCTTGTCATAGACTATAGTCAGGAGCACGATGTTTTATTTACATGTGCAATGGATGATGGGGAGATTTGGACACTGAGCAATAAAGAGATAAGATTTTGTAAGAATATAAGCTTAGATAGAAAATGATTGTAAAGTTATTTGACATACAGAACGGAATAGTTATACCAACAGAACACTGCTATACTCTTACGACCTTAAAGAAAATAATGGATAATCACCCGGATGATTACCTTAAGATTTATCAGTATATATTTTATATGACATGTCCAAATCCAGATACAAATCCGTTCTTTAATTTATCTGAGGTAGACAAAGAAGAGATAATACTAACTGAAATAGATGCTGAGTTTTCTACCGATGATGCAGATATAATAGCAGCAATTAAGTTCTGCTGTGATATGTATGAGACCCCCACGTCTAGAGCATACAGAGGTATCAAACAAATGCTAGATAAACTAGCAACTTACATGGAAAAAACTGAAATAACACACGGTAGAGATGGCAATATCAATTCACTCGTTAGCGCAGCAGCAAAGTTCCAACAAATCCGCGAGAGCTACAAAGGTGCCTACAAAGACCTCCAAGACGAACAAAAAAGTCAAGTCAGAGGGGGACAAGGACTTGCATACGACCAATTATAAAGGTAAGTTCTTTGTAATTGATGTAGAACTGTATAACTGCCAGTTTCTAGTTAGTATAAATCAGGATAACGAAGATCTTGTCATATCTCTTATTGAAGCCCGTGTTTTATATTCTGCAGAAGATCCTGAATTAGGTTATTACATGGAGCACTTTGTAGGGATGGAAAAAAACCATCTTGCCAGAACAGTAAAACATGATAATGGAGTAATTAGCATTAAGATAAATAAGTTTGATAAGAATGACCCTAACAATATGGCGACCTTGGTTCATGAGTTATCACATGCTGTAATGTTTACCTTTGATAGAATAGGTACGCCACATAATGCAGACACTGATGAACCCTATAGTTACCTGCTAGGATTTTTAATGAAGAAGTTTTTTGAGAACGTGGGATAACCCCTATCTTTATAGTATGGCCAAGACAAACATCGAAAAGACACCCCCAAAAGGAGAGATCAAGTTCTCAATTACTCTTTCAGAAGAGCAGAAAAAAGCTAAAGAACTGATTATCAGCACACCCTATAATTTTCTTATTGGATATGCTGGTAGTGGTAAGACTCTGGTTGCTGTACAGATAGCACTAGATCTTTACTTTAAGAGAAGAGTAAATAAAATTATTATAACCAGACCTACAGTTTCTACTGAAGATAACGGGTTTCTTCCTGGTTCTGAGAAGGAAAAAATGGAACCCTGGTTAGTTCCAATTAAGTCTAACATGAGAAAAGTCTATGACAAACCTGATATCCTAAACAGGATGGAAGAGGAAGGTCAAATAGAACTTGTATCTCTTAGTCACTTTAGAGGAAGAACCTTTGAGAACGCTGTATGTATAATAGATGAGTTCCAGAACCTAACTAAAGCACAATTACAAATGTGTGTAGGTAGATTAGGCAAGGGTTCTATTATGATATTTACAGGTGATTTGCAGCAGATTGACCTTAAGATAAAAAGCGATTCTGCTATCCACGATATTCCTAAAATTGAAAAGTCAGGGTTTGTAAATAAGATAATTCTTACGGAGAACCATAGACATGAAGCTCTAAATGAGATACTTAAGTTGTTAAATGAGTACTGAAATCTACGAACATATACCTACTTACAGCGATGGAGAATGGACCTACACAGACTTTGAAAGTAGAAAAGATTTCTATGAGTTCTGCTTGTCAATCTTTAAAGAACCTGGGGAATATGAATTTGATGAAGTATCTCAATTGTTTAATGAACAAGCACGACTGTTTAATAAAAACGGAATTTATTGCACAGCACCATCTGGAACTAAAGACTTTATAAAATACTGGGATACAGAAAAAGAAAAGTGTAGAAAGGGTGTGATATATAAGTCAGGTACCAAAGCTTGGTACATTACCCGTGACTACTACATGTGGTTAAATTTTCTTCCCATCTTTAATAAGGAAACCCAGAAGTATGGATTTGCTGATGTAAGAGATGCACAGTATCACATGGCATTATATGAGATACTTGCAGAACTTGACTATAAACACTGTGCTATTCTTAAGAAACGTCAGATTGCCAGCTCATATTTTCACTGTGGTAAACTCATAAATCAAATCTGGTTTGAGGAAGGGGTTACCCTAAAGATGGGAGCTAGCCTCAAGGATTATATCAATGAAAAGGGTAGCTGGAAGTTCTTGAATGAATACGAATCATTTTTAAATAAACATACAGCGTGGTACAGACCTATGAACCCCAACAAAACAATGTTCTGGCAACAGAAGATTGAGATATCAAACTTTGTTGGTGGACAGAAGAGAAAGACTGAGATAGGTCTAAAGGGTGTGATCCAAGCAATGTCTTTTGAGAAAAGTCCTACTACGGGTGTCGGTGGTCCTACTAAATACTTCTTTCACGAAGAAGCTGGTATTGCACCGAAGATGAATCAGACCTACGAATACCTACGACCTGCACTTAGATCCGGTATGATTACTACTGGTACTTTTATAGCAGCTGGTTCTGTCGGTGACTTGAGTCAATGTGATCCTCTTAAGAAACTGATTCTGCACCCTGAAGCAAATGACATATACGCTGTACCATCTACATTAATTGATAATAAAGGCACTATTGGTACCACCGGACTATTTATCCCAGAACAATGGTCAATGCCACCATATGTAGATAAGTTTGGTAATTCTCAGGTAAAAGAATCATTAGAAGCTCTTGATGAGTTATTTGCTAAATGGAAAAAAGAACTGGATCCTCAGGAATACCAACTTCGCATATCTCAGCACCCAAGAAATGTAAAAGAAGCATTTGACTTTAGAACTTTGTCTTTATTCCCTGCACATTTGGTCACAGGTCAAATGCATAGAATAGATGATAAAGAATATCCTTACGAGTTTCTGGATATTTACAAAAACATACAGGGTGGGATTGAGGTGCAGACTACCAGCAAGTTACCTATTATGGAATTCCCGGTTACTAAAAACACCGAGGACAAAACAGGTACATTAGTAGTATGGGAAAGACCTGTAAAAGATCCAGAGTTTGGTATGTACTATGCTTCCATTGACCCTGTGTCAGAAGGTAAGACAACTACCTCGGAATCACTATGTTCCATTTATATTTATAAAAATCCAGTAGAAGTAACTAAAAACAATGGCTCTGAGATACAGACATATATTGAAAGAGACAAAATTGTAGCTGCTTGGTGTGGTCGTTTTGATGATATTAAAAAGACTCACGAAAGACTTGAATTAATTATAGAGTGGTATAACGCATGGACAATAGTGGAAAATAATATTCCGCAGTTTATTACTTACATGATTGATAGGAAAAAGCAGCGTTATCTGGTACCCAGAAGTCAGATATTATTCTTAAAAGACATTGGTGCAAACGCTAGTGTTTATCAAGAATACGGATGGAGAAATACAGGTACTCTATTTAAGAGTCACATGATTAGTTACGCTATTGATTTTTTAACTGAGGAACTAGATCAGGAAGTTACATCAGAAGGTAAAATTGTAAAGACCACTTACGGTATAGAAAGGATACCAGATCCTATGCTTTTAAAAGAAATGATGGAGTATAGAGATGGTGTAAACGTCGATAGATTAGTATCATTTGCTGCATTAATAGCTTTTGCTAAAGTCCAACAAGCAAACAGGGGATATAAAAAGAGATACGAAGAGACCGAGAATGTAAAAAAGTTGGATAATAATGATAAATTCAGTAAATTAATTAGGAGCCCGTTTCGTCATATTGGCGGATCTGGTAATACTTTTGGCATGAGGGTTCCTAAACAACCGTTCAGAAATTTAAGATAATATGCAAGTATATAACGCCCTACAAACTAAAGCAGGTGCTAAGACAGAGTACAACAAAATGGGTACTCTTAATCAGCCTATACAATTTTTACCTAGATCAAAAAAAGATGAAGATTGGGCAGCATGGTGTCTAGACTGGTTGGAGTGGCAAGGGTTGAAGATGGTGCGCAGAAATGCACGTCGTCTTATGAAGAACTACAAACTTGCAAAAGGACTTATTGATAGAACTGACTATGTAATTGAAGAGGATAATGAATACGCAGATTTAATTGATACCCTAACTAAAGAGGATACATCTGCACTAGAATTAAAATTCTACCCTATTATTCCTAATGTAATTAATACCCTTACTTCTGAGTTTTCTAAAAGAGTCACTAGAGTAACTTATGGTGCTGTAGACGAATACTCCTACAATGAAATGTTGGAGCAAAAGAAAGCAGAGGTAGAACAGTTATTGGTTAGCGATGCTAGACGTAAGGTAACTGAAAGAATGATTATGATGGGCGCAGACCCAGAGAGTCCTGAGTTTCAGGAACAAGTTTCTCCGGAAGCATTAAAAAGTCTACCTGAAATTGAATCTTTTTACCAGAAAGATTACCGTTCAATGATTGAACAGTGGGCAGAACATCAGCATAGGGTTGATACAGAAAGATTCTATATGGATGAATTAGAAGAACGTGGTTTTCGCGATCTTCTGATTGCTGATAGAGAATTCTGGCACTTTAAGATGATGGAGGATGACTATGAGGTAGAACTCTGGAATCCCGTACTTACATTCTATCAAAAAGCTCCTGAGACTAGATATATTTCCGATGGTAACTGGGTTGGTAAATATGATATGATGACTGTTGCTGATGTCATTGACAAGTATGGTTGGTTGATGACAGATAAACAAATGGAAGCAATAGAACTTATCTACCCGGTAAGATCTGCTGGTTATCCTATTCAGGGTTATCAGAATGATGGTAGTTACTATGATGGTACTAAATCACATGCATGGAATACTAACATGCCATCGCTTGGTTATAGACAGTTCACTTCTATGTGGGATAGTGCTCAATACGGAGGTGATATTGTAAACTGGATTATGATGGAGAATGAAGACTACCTAGACATGGGTATGTCTAACCTTCTTCGTGTTACTACAATATATTGGAAGTCACAAAGACGTGTAGGACATCTTACTAAGATTACATTATCTGGCGATGTTGTTACGGAGATTGTTGATGAAGACTATGTAATTACTGATAAACCTGAGTACAACACATCACTTATAAAGAATAAGACTAAGCATACACTTGTATTTGGTGAGCATATTGACTGGATTTGGATTAACCAAGTATGGGGTGGTGTAAAGATTGGTCCAAACAGACCTACATTCTGGGGTACAAATAATCCTGGAGGTATTACTCCTATCTACTTAGGTGTAAATCAGAATCACATTGGACCACTTAAGTTCCAATTTAAAGGTGATAATTCACTCTATGGTTGTAAGCTTCCTGTAGAAGGTTCAGTATTCTCTGATAGAAATACTTACTCAAGGTCTCTTGTTGACCTTATGAAACCTTTTCAGATTGCTTACAATATTGTAAATAACCAGATTGCTGACATCCTAGTAGACGAATTGGGTACAGTAATTATGCTTGACCAGAACTCTTTACCAAGACACTCACTAGGAGAAGATTGGGGAAAGGGTAACTTTGCTAAAGCATATGTAGCAATGAAGAACTTCCAGATGTTACCTCTGGATACATCTATTACTAATACTGAGAATGCTCTAAACTTTAACCATTTCCAGAAACTGGATATGTCACAGACTGAGCGTTTGATGTCCAGGATTCAATTAGCGCAGTACTTTAAACAGCAAGCATTTGAGGTAATTGGTATTACCCCACAGCGCTTAGGTCAAGAGATATCAAGACAAACTGCTACCGGTATAGAGCAATCTATCAACGCTAGTTACGCACAGACTGAATCTTATTTTATTCAGCACTGTGACTACTTGATGCCTAGAGTACACCAGATGCGTACAGACTTGTCTCAGCATTATCAGTCTACAAAACCATCAGCAAGACTTAATTATATAACCTCTCTTGATGAAAGAAAAAACTTTGAGATAAATGGTACTGATTTCTTGCTCCGCGATATTAATGTGTTTGCTACTACTAAAGCCAACCAGAGAGCTATTCTTGAGCAGCTTAAGCAGCTTTCTCTTAACAATAACACTGCTGGTGCTAGTATCTATGATTTGGGTAATATTCTTAAGTCTGATTCTATTTCTGAAGTTACGCACATCCTCAAACAAACGGAGAAGAAAGCAGACCAAATAAGACAACAGGATATGCAGCAACAGCAACAGATGCAGGAACAAATGATTCAAGCTAAGCAGCAAGAAGAGCAGCTTAAGAGAGAGTTTGAAGCATCTGAGAAAGATAAAGACAGACAGGCTGAAATTATAGTAGCTCAAATAAGATCTGCAGGATATGGAGCTATGATGGACATCAATGAGAATAAGCAGTCTGATTACATGGATGCAATGGATCAAATTCAGAAGTCTGAAAACTACCAGAGCACTATGGATCTTAATCGTGAGAAGGAAGCAAACAAGATGATGCAGTCTAGAGAGAAGTTGAACATTGAAAGAGAGAAAATAAATGCTCAGAGAGAAATAGCAAACACTCAGTTGCGGATAGCTCAAGAGAATAAGAACAGGTTTGATGCACCTAACAAAACTGAACAAAAGGACAAAAAGAAGAAGAAGTAGCTATATTCTCCGTTTTATTTACATAAAGCAAAAAATTTTTAAAGTTTAGGTGTATATATTTGTTTATATTATTAGTGTAGATTTTAATTAAACCAACAAAAAATATGAGTAACACACAAGATAATACCGTTGTTGAGCAGGTTGATTTAGACCTGGACAACATCCTTGGTATGCCCGGAGCTGAAAGCATAATGCTTCCTGAAGAAAAGAAACCTAATGTATTTTCTGCAGGTAAACCCGATCTTTCTTTTATGGAAAAATCAGAAGACAAAGACGCTTCTGGTGAAAGTAAAGAAGAGGGTGCTGAAAAGTTTACAGATGTACTCAAAGATTTAGATCCTGAAGATGCTTCTTTAGGAAAGCAATTTGACGAAGAGGATACTAAAAAAGCTCCTGGACGTGCTAAGATTGCTAAAGATGGTACAGTAGAGTTAGTAAAGAAGTTAATTGACGCAGGTCAAATAATTCCTTTTGATGACGAAAAGTCTATCGAAGACTACTCTATAAATGATTTTGAAGAACTGCTTCAAGCAAATTTTGAAGAGAGAGAAAACAAAATTCGTCAAAGTACCCCAGCAGAGTTTTTTGAATCTCTTCCTGAAGAGCTCCAGGTAGCTGCTAAATATGTAGCTGATGGGGGTCAAGATTTAAAAGGATTGTTCAGAGTTCTTTCTCATGTAGAAGAAACATTTGAACTCAATCCTGCAGAACCTAACCATCAGGAAAGAATTGTAAGAGAGTATCTTACAGCTACAAACTTCGGTACTTCTGAAGAAATTGAAGAAGAGATCGATAGTTGGAAAGATAGAGATGAACTAGAATCTAAAGCTAATAAGTTCAAACCAAAGTTGGACGCTATGCAAGCTAAAGTAGTTCAACAAAAGCTTGCACAACAAGAGCAAATGAAAAGACAACAAGCTGCACAAGCACAAGCTTATATGCAGAATGTATATAACACAATTGCTCCTGGTGAACTTAATGGTTTGAAACTAGATCGCAAAACACAAGAAATGTTGTATGGCGGTTTGGTTCAACCATCCTATCCTAGTATTAGTGGTAGACCTACTAATTTGCTGGGACACCTTCTAGAAAAATACCAATACGTAGAACCAGATCATTCTCTTATTGCTGAAGCTCTTTGGTTACTAGCTGATCCTCAATCTTATAAGAGTAAGATTATGGATCAAGCTCAGAAAGTGCAGGTTGAAAAAACAGCACGTATGCTAAAGACAGAAGAAGCACGCAGAACTACAGGTTCACCTATTGTAGAAAAAGAAGAAGTAAAGCAGAGAACGATTAAACGTAACAATAACTTTTTTAAACGCTAATTAATTAACCTTTTATAATTTAAGTTAAAATGGCAACTCCAGTTTTAAATAATGGTATATTTCTACGAGATACCAACTACGCAGCTAGTTCACACGTAGATTCATACCACTTAGTTAACATGTTGAAGAATGCAGAACCAATGGACATGGGTCCAGTGGATCTGTGGGCAATGGCACAAAAAGTCGAAATGCCTCTTTACCAAATGTCTAGCTTTGGTGGTAAGAATGTAATCATGGTTGATAATGCAAGAGGTGAGTACAAGTGGCAGACTCCAGTTGTACAAGATCTTCCTTATGTTATCGAAGACATTGAACCAAGCAATACTGTTAAAGGTATTGATGGCAGTACCTTTAAAATTAAACTTTCACGTCGTGAGTTCGGTCATGGTGATATCATCACTTATGACAAGTACAACGGTGTGGAAATGTACATTGTTCCTGATCAGGATATTCTTCCAATGGGTGATGGTTTTATTTACACAGTACAACTTGTAAATAACGACAACACTAAGTTTTTGGATAACAAGTATCTTGCATCTGGTACTAAAGTATTCCGTAAGGGTTCTGCTCGCGGAGAGTACGGTGAGAGATTCTCTGATATTCAGATCCAGTCTGGCTTCCGTGAATTCTACAACTTTGTAGGTGGAGCTGAAGCACACGTACACTATTCTGTTTCATCTCGCGCTGATCTTATGATCAAAGGTGGTATGAATGCAGATGGTACTGTACCTGTAACTGAAATCTGGAGAAACTTTGACCAGAACATGGATCCTTCTATCACTAACCTTGAGAACATGGTTAGTCGTATGGGTAAGGAGTATGTTAAAAAGGCAATGTCAAATGGTAACCTTTCTCGTACCTTCTTGACCACAATGGAAGCAGCTCACTTGAGCAAAGTTGCAAGTGACATTGAAACCTACTTGATGTGGGGACAAGGTGGTAGAGTTCGTCAGGATGGTCCAGATGATGTAAGATTGTCTGTGGGTCTTTGGAGACAGCTTGACAACTCATTCAAGCGTGTATACAACAAGTCAGGTTTCAACCTCGATTTGTTCCGTTCTGAAATCTACAACTTCTATGCTGGTAAGGTTGAGTTCAAGGGTCCAGATCCTAAGCGTCAACTTATTGTACAAACCGGTATGGGTGGTATGAGAATGGTTAACGAAGCTATCAAGAAAGAGGCAGTTAACTCAGGTTTGGTTATCCAAGCTGCTGACAATGCTGGTATCGGTGCTATCACTGGTAAGGGCATGGATCTCGGATTTGGTTTCGCATACACTTCTTACGTTATCCCATTCTTGGCAAACGTGAAGTTTGTATTGAACCCTGCTTTCGATAACATCCACACTAACGACATTGAAAACCCAATCATCGATGGTTTCCCATTGTCTTCTTACAACTTCATCATCTTTGATATCACTGACAACACTAACGACAATATCTTCTTGTTGAAGTTGTCTTGGGATAACCAATTGAAGTGGTGGTACCAAAACGGTACAATGGACTACATGGGTCGTACCCAAGGATTCCAGTCTTCTGGACAGTTCAATGGATACCGTGTATATATGACACAAACAATGCCTGCGATTTGGGTAAAAGACCCAACCAAGGTATTGAAGATCGTTATGAGAAACCCTGTAACCGGTGGATCATTCTAATGATTTTAACTATAAAAGGGGGAGGGAAACCTCCCCTCTTTTATATTTGTAAAACCTTTTAACTTTTAAAACAATGAACGAGTATAAAAATCCAATTAAGAAAATGTGGCAGCAAGCTAACCAACCTATTCAGGATGGCAACAATGTACAGCTTCCACACACTTTAGGTACAGCAGCTCCTACTACAACTCCTGCTAAAATAGGTTTGCTGTTTATTAATACAGCTGGACCTGAAGTATATATTTCAACAGGAACCACATCAGATGCTGACTGGACATTACTAGTCTAATTATAAATTTTATAAACCAACAACAAAATGAGTGATACTTTTACAATGGTGCAAACGCCCGGTACTAAATCCGGACCTATTGCAATCCGTCCATTCTTTAATCAAACCGTATCTAATATGGGACTTGAGAAGTATGGATTATCTTTATTTGAGGGAGTTTTTCATGAGGAACAACTTGCATGTATTGAGCAGAATGGTGTGAAGAGATACATTACAGGTCTGAATGAATTTGCTCCTGAGATTAAAATGATTAGAGATGAGGATCAGAAACAAGCTAGAATCCATGAGATTCGCTCTGCTGTATCTGAACTAGAAAAAGAAATGGCAGCAAATCCAATTGAGGTTTCTGACCCACATTTCTGGAGCAAAGTAAAATTATTACGCCCTGAGAATGATGATTTCTGGACCAAGATTACATTGAGGTGTGGAAACACCCCAATGTTTCTTGATCCGGTAAAAGATCCTTTTGATAGAATTAGGCTTTATGCTATTGAAGCAGGTGGGTTTAGCATTATAGCAAAGAGCTATGAGGATGCTAAAAATAGACCTACTCCGGTTAAATTCTATTTGGATAAATATGAAGAAACTGCTGGAAGCAAAACTGAAATCAAAAAACTTCGTAACAAAGCTCTTGCTGAACTTCAGAAGTTGTTTGATAAGAATCCAGTTAAGTTAATGTACGTAGCTAAGATTGTAGACATCAATAGTGTTCAGTACAAGAAGTCTACACCTAATGATGTTATCTATGATAACATGGATATCTATATCAATGGTGAAGGTTCTGAGAAGAGTCAGACAAGAGCTGCTCAAACTTTCTTAGATGCTGTAAATTTTGATATGGAGACACTAAAACTTAAGGCGGTTATCAGAGATGCTAGCTACCTGAGATTTATTTCTACAAAACCTGATGGATTTATTTACCATACATCGTCATCTACTATGTTAGGTAGAAATCCTGCAGATGTTTTAGAGTATCTAAAGAATCCTTTGAATGAGGAGATACTCAAAGACCTTTTGAAAGCAACCGAAAAATACTGGAATCAATAATGGGAAACATGTTATACCAAGCTTCTGACAATATGAGTACTGTCAAAGGTGATAAGACTGCTAAGTACAGCAATGCTGCTACAAATCTTTCTTTAAGAAATTCTCCAGACCTAACCAAATCTTTAGTAAATTATAGTAAAGGAAGTAATTATGGCAACAAGTAAAAAACAAATGATTAAGCGCAAAGATGGATCCTACAGTCAACGAGGACTGTGGGATAATATTCGCGCTAACAAAGGTTCTGGTAAGAAACCTACTGCTGAAATGCTGAAACAAGAAAAGAAAATTAAAGCTAAAACTAAAAAGTAATGGCAAAGAAACTTAAAAAATTTCAACCTGGTGGACCAACTAAAGAAGTTTCGCTTACAGAAAAAGTAAAAATAGCAAAACAACTTTATAAAGATAATCCCGGTAAAGTTTATTTAGATGCTGTAATAAGAGCTGAGAAAAATTTAGCTGATTCTTTAGCAACACCTAAAAAAGTTATTCCTGTTGTTCCTAAAAAGAAAAAATAATGGCAAAATCACCTGCATGGCAAAGAAAAGAAGGTAAGTCAGAAAGTGGTGGACTTAACGCTAAGGGTAGAGCTTCCTACAATAAAGAAACAGGAGGTAACCTTAAAGCACCACAACCTGAAGGTGGTTCTAGAAAAAAGTCTTTTTGTGCAAGAATGTCGGGGATGAAGAAGAAACTTACTTCTAGCAAGACAGCTAATGATCCAGATAGCAGGATTAATAAAGCTTTGCGTAAATGGAAATGTTAACGTAAATTAGTAATAGTATGGCTAAGAAATCAAAGTCTTCTTTACCGAAGAAATTATTTGGAGGTGGTGATAAAAAATATAATCCCGCGGTACCAGGAATATTTAACATGGGTCAGAGAATGGAAGGTGCTGCAAATGTGTTAAGTAAAGGTGCTGTACCTGGAATGAAAAAAGGTGGTTCTACTAAATCTAAAAAAAAGTAATATTATGAAAAGTAAATGCATGTCTTGCGGAGGATCTATGAAAGGTTCTTCAAAAACTAAAATGGAAAAAGGTGGTAGTGCTGGGGGTACTGCACTTAAGAATGCTCTTATCAAAGCTGGTTACAAAAAAGGTGGTTCTGTAAAGAAGAAGTAATGGCTGAGAAAAAAGACAAGAAATGGATTCAGAAAGCTATCAATCCTGCACATAAAGGATACTGTACGCCTATGACTAAATCTACTTGTACTCCTAAGAGAAAAGCACTTGCTATTACTCTTAAGAAAATGGCTAAAAAGAGATAACTATTAAACTTATATAAAATGAAAAAGTCAGGTGGTGTTTATGTAAAACTGAACGGTAATCAAGCTGTTCAGAAAGTAGCTGGTTCTAAAGGTGCTGGTACTACTAAAAGTGTTAAGATCAATGAAGCTCAAAAGAAGGCAGGTGGTCGTGTAGGTGGTGGTAACAAACCAGCTTCTGTTGAGCCTAAGAGCAAGAAGAAAAACGTTAAGTAATGAAGAAAAACATACCTAAAATGGATATGGGAGGTCTCTACACAGGAGCATCTATGTCTCGTGACGTAGAGAACCAACCAATATCTGGGTATGGTACTTCTGAACCTAGCAGGTGTCCACCTGATTGTGGCAGTAAAACCGCTCCTAAATCTAAGAGCGGAGGCATTGACTACAAACAAAGGAGAAAACAACAGGACAAAATAAAGCCATCAAACTGTCGTAGAAAATAATGTTAAATAGTACCCTTAGATTAAAGATTCAACAGCGATTAAACAAACTCGCTAGTCAGGATTATGATAATATCGAGTGCTGGCAGATTGTTGAAGCTTTTAACAAAGCTCAGATTGAGTGGGTACGTAGACAGATTATGGGTCGCAATGCTGCACAAGCAGGTGCGGAGCAAACAGTAAGAAAGATTGATGATTTACAAAATCTACTTACACCCTTACCGTTAACTTCTATAAGCTCGGGTGATTACTATTTAACTCAGCCTCTACCAGATAACTATCTAGAGTATCATAAGATTGATATCACAGCTACAAAAGACTGTTGTACTGATCCTAAGAAACTTATAGTCTATTTGGTTGAGGAAGTTAATAGCAGTATACTTTTAAGAGATGAACTCCGCAAACCTAATTTTGAGTGGGCGGAGACTTTTTGCACAGTCGTAAATAATGCAATTAGGGTTTATACAAACAGAGAATTTGATATTAGAGATATTACTCTGATGTACTATAGACAACCCAGACGTATTGCTATTACAAACTGTGGTGACCCATATACCGGGTTAATAACAAGTACAGATGTAGAGTGTGAATTCAAAGATGATATTGCTGAGGTGATTGTAGATGCAGCAGCATCTATCTTAGCAGCTGATATAGAATCATTTAGTCAGTATACGCGCACATCTCAACAATCAGAAAATAACACATAATTATGGAAAATAATGTTTTAAGGAGATCCCTAAAGACTGGGTCACAACAATCACAGACCGCGTCTTCTAGCACCAAAGGTGCTGACATGGGTAAACTTGTTTCAGAATTTTTGGAAGCAGTAACTTCTGTACACAAAGCTCATCTCAAAATTACAGGTCCTGGTTCATATGCTGCACATACAGCAATGGGTGCGTTTTATGATGAAATCGGAGATCTTGCTGACTCTATTGCTGAGTCATACCAGGGAGTAACCGAGACGTTGTTGGATATTCCAGCAACTCAGCAAGCTTCTTGCAGTAGTGCTGCAGAATGTGTAAATTTTTTGAATAGTCTTTACCAAAAGGTGGATGCTGCTCAAAAAGCATGTGCTTATTCTGAGATTATTAATGACCTAGACAATGTCAAGTCACTGATTAATAGCACTAAGTATAAACTGATTTTCTTGAAATAATTTGGAAGTGAGCTAATCATTTCCTATATTAACTATATATTTTTGTTTGTAACCCTTTAATTTTTTAAAACAATGGCTTATTTTAATCATGCTTTTCACAAAGTGTTTTTAGCAACAAATGCTACTGACCCTTATAACACAGGTGCTGGAATTTTAGCTCGTAATCTTTTACCTGCTCAAGTTGGTTTTTATGCTGCTCCAAATAAAGGAGTAACTAACAACGCAACTCCAGATGCTTTGGTTGTTCCTGGTGCTAATGACTGTCCACTTGTTTTGGCGCAAGGTTCTATCTACGCTAGCGACAAAATTGGTCCTTTCCACGGAGGATACAGAGAAACTTCAAAATCAAAAATCATCAATCCTAAGTATGTAACAGGATTTTGGAGAGTTAATGCTTGTGGTATTCGTCAAGAGTCTATTTCTGTTGGAACAACCTTTGACACTACTACTGCAACAACTATTTCTCCTTGCACTGAGGGTGCTGATTTTGAATTTCAATGTGGGGAGACCTACTACCTTCGTGTAGACCTTAAAGGTGCTCCTAACCTTCGTTACCTTTCTAGAAATAACTATCTTACAGCTAGTGCTTACACTGGTTGCTGCGATGCAAATAATACTCCAGCTAATCCTTTGCTTGTTTATATTAACTGGGCATATCAGTTGTTGAATTCTCCTTTGACGAATCCTTTTATCAGAATTAAAATTCAATACGGTGCTGCTGGTGCTAATACTTTGAATCCTGCAGGATTGGTAACAGCTAACTGGTTTACATCTGCTGCTGCTGACTTGCAAATTTTGAATAACTACATTACCGGAGCACTTGCTATTCCTGGCGCAACTATTGCTGGATTTATCATTCAGGGTGCTTATGTAGATACTCAGTTTGGTGATTGTACTTTCTACCCAAATGATGCTTTGCAAGCTTACTTGGAGCCTGTTAAGTTGTATGCATCTATGGTTGACTACAATGGTGATCCATGTGCATTTACAGGTATTTGCGTAAGAAATAGCTGTCTTGGTCGTCAAGGTATGGGTTATGGTGAAAGCATTGTTCGTCGCTTGATTTTGTCAGAAGGATATGCTCAGTCTCCTTTCTATACTGGACGTGATCTTCGTATTCGTGAGATTACTCAAGGTTACAATGTTACTGATGCAATTGACCGCGGACTTGCTACTACTGCTCAATACGACAGCGTATTTATTCAGCATAGCGTTCCACGTTTCAACAATCCTACTGGTACATTTGATAATGATCAGTATTTGTTGGAAATTGTATTCCCAACAGGTAGCGCCAGCGCTACTGAGTTTTGCACTAACGTAGGAACTTGGATAAGTGATAATGGAGGTGCTTGTATTCTTGAAGCAGGTAGTGCAGAGGTTTATGCTTGTGAAGCTAACTCTGCTATATGTGGCAATGCAGCTTTGTCTTAATATTTGACTAATAATAAAAAGGGAGAGGGAGTTATACTCTCCTCTCCTTTTTAATTTATATACACATGGAGAAACATCAGTTAGCTTTAGATATTCCTGATACCTTATCAGGTTGCATATTCCGAGTAGTTGACGCTAGTATTTATAGCTCAGCTGGAGTAGTAGATTGTACCAGATTGGATATAACTCCTCCTGGTTTTACATCTCCTTTTTATGCGTCTAACCTAGAGACAGGGTTTATTGCAAATCTTACCGCTTGCAATGTAGGACTTCAAACAGCTAACTGTGGGAATACCTATAATGACTTTGTAGATGGTGTCTATAATGTAAAGTATAGCATCAATAACAGCACTGAGGTTTATGTTGAGTATAATCATTTGAGAATTACTTCTGCATTAAACCAGATAAATGATCTACTTTGTTGTTTAAATTTGCAAGCATGTGACCCACAAGGTCCTGTAAGAGATAAACTAAGAGAAGTTCAATTGCTTGATACTTTTTTGAAAGCAGCTAAAGCAAAAGTAGAATACTGCAACAGTATAGACCAGGGTATGGATATGTACAGATATGTAGTAAAGAAATTAAACAAACTTGCTTGTGGCTGCGGTTGTTCATCATGTAACTAATTAAACCAATATATTATGTCACAGTGTCCAAATTGCGGAGCAGCTATGAGCTGCGGATGTCAAAAGAAAGTACTTCCTAATGGAAAAATAGGATGTGCTAAATGTTATAACCCAGCACCTGCTGCAACACAAACCACAACTGAAAAAATTGATAACACCAGCTCATAATGGCACTTATCTATAAATTAGAATCCTGTTATCCCGATTTAAATGATGACATGTACACGTCATCAAATTTGTCGGCTTACTTAAATAAGTATATAAATATTTGTGGTGGGTGCTATAAGGTTTTACCGGCATCGGGAAATCCCTTTTTGTACATCATTGAATATACAGGAGCTGATTATGATACTTGTCAAGAGTGTTATGGGAATTCTATAGATGCCGATTGTGATGAGTGTCCTCCTTCTTATACAAAGTTTGCATTAGAAAATGGAGATGCTGCTTGCAGAAATTCAGAATTTTGTGAGATAGGTTCTGAGGAACCACTACCAGGTCAAGCTGATTGTGGTAAAATTGACTTCTTTTTCTACCTAGATAACTCAGGAAGTATTTCAGATCCTAACTGGGTTGTAATGCTGAATGGTGTAATTTCAGCAATTGATACATTTAATGCTCAAAATCAGTTTGCAAATGGCAGTCTGAGAATGGGGATTAGCTGGTTTAATAGCTGTAATCGGATTGCTATTGCACAAGAACTAACAGGTGATTATCTTACGGTAAAGTCTACGGCGGAAAATCTTAGAGATAATAGACCTACTCAAGGAAGCACTTTTCCATATTACGGTTTTATTCTTACATACGATCATATTACAGACACCGCGTATGGAAGAGATGATGCCGATAAAATAGTATCTTTTGTTTCTGATGGTGGTTATGGTGAATGTCCTGGTACAACGCTGCAACCTCTAATAGATCAAATGAAAGCGGGGACATATTCTGGACCCGAAGCACCTTTTCCTATTTTTCCTTCAGGAACAGCAACGTGCTGTGCAAATACTACACCTTTTGAGATAAGATTTATTTCTGTAGGTATAGGTAGCGGTATTAGTCAGCCTCAGTTGCAAGCTATTGCTAGCTCACCTAATGGTTTAGGGCAAGGTAATTTTTATATAGCAGATACTTTTGAGGACTTTACTCCTATTGCGCAAGATATTGCTAATAGTCTTGTTTGTCTAAATCCATTACCTACAGTAGCTCCTGGATACAGTGTTGTTCCTGTCGGTGAATGTTGCTATAGACTAACAAATTGTGAAACGGGTATTCAGATATATTCCAATAGCGATTTAGCTCAATATGTTGGACAGACTGTAAATATTAGTGGGCAGGATGGATGTTTTACAGTAGTACTTACAGACCTTACGTGTGAGAATGCGCAGGAGGTAACTATAACTAATACTTACGGTAGCTGCGAAGTATGTTTACCATCATATAAGCTTTATAACTGTAAAGACCTAAGCGTAACTCTTCAAACAGCTAATGTACAATTTGAGACACTTTTAGGAAAAACTGTAAAGCTTGTTGAGTATCCTGTTGACTGTTGGCAAGTGGGACCTAATGAACAAAAAACATTACCACTTCAATCACTTACTCCAAGCGGTCAACCTTTTGAAACATGTATACAATGTGATCCTGAAGAATTTGGTTTAAAAAACTGTGTCAACGGGGTATCTGTATTAACTACAGTTGATCTTTCAGCCTATATAGGAAAGGTGATTAAAGTAGACAATTTCCCAGGACTTTGTTTTACAGTAGACGATAATCCATGTGATTGCTTAGAGATAAGACTTAACAATCAAGTTTATAGTATTAACAGAGAAGCTAATCTTTTTAACGGCAGACCTTACTTTCAGTTTTCGACTATAAATAATCTGCCTATTGTTATAGCATACGATAGTTCTCAAAACAGATGGGAAGCATATAATCCAGTTACTCAAGATATTTATTTTTATTCTAACTTAGATATAGAATGTCCTACGACAAGTTTGTGGATAAAGTTAGATCCAAGTTTTCCTGGAAATATTACTACACAAATCTGCCCATTGCCTATATTGAATATATCACCAACAGAAGAATTTAATGACTGTGAGTGTTGTGTAAATTGTTAAAATAAAAGAAATGACTACTTCCTGTATATGCGTAACTCTAAATAGTTGTTTAACGGGATTACCTGTTTACTATTATACGTGTAAGCAGTCGTCTCAACAAACTGTTTTTATTACGGGATTAGCTCAGGGTCAGTTAATTGAAATTAATGATGCAGCTAACTTTCCTGAGACGTATTATACTTTCCAAAGTTTTTGCACAATACCCGGCGTAATATCTAATGCATGTAGAGCATGTACCGATTCACCTAATCAAATAGAAGATGACGCAGGACTCTCTATAAGCTTTTGGAGTAAGTCTAATGAAGCAACATGCCCAACCGATAACGCATTTAATGATGTGTATGTGCTTACTAATTGCTTAGCTAATGTAATAGTTAATAACAGTAATGTAGATTCTATTCAAAACTCCCCGTTGCTAGCTTTAGTTACATCTAGTGATCTGTATCTGTATACAGATATGATTGTTAAGCTTGACGGGTATGATGATAATTGCTATAAGGTTTCTGGTCCATTTACACCTGGCGAGGGTGCCTCACTAAGACCTACTTATACAATAGTAAATGCGTATAGTACTTGTGAGTGCTGTCTACCTTTTCCAGCAGAACCTAGTTGTTGTGAGATACCTAAGTATACACAGAAACCTGCAAAAGATTTCTTTAGAATAACAGTATCTGATGCTGAGATTAAGGCAAACACAAACTTTGCAAACAACTACTATAAGTTGTTTATGGGTATAAAGCACGGAGTTCACAGCTGTTGCACAGGTATAGACTATGATCAACTCTGGATAAATAAAGAGATAAGTGATCTAGAAAGTATTAACTATAGTACTTGTGAGGTGATTCTTCCTACTCTATGTCTGTTTGTTACTGGAAATGATATCTGTGGATCTCAGGTTGCAACTTATAATGACTTTATCAATGGTAAATGGTCATTTAAGTTTACCCGTGAAACAGGTATAAATGGTATCATTTATTGGGACATTCAAAACAGTTATTGGGTAATTGTTAATGAGGATACAGGTGTTATAGCAGCTAAGTTGTTGATAAACAGTGATTATCCTATTGGTACAAATGATCAATGGGTTGTTGTAAATAAGTCAGCGTGTTTGTCACCTGACTGCGGGTTATCTACATGGACAGTAGATTGTTCTTACTATGATGCAGATCCATGCGATAATTGTAACGAACCTGAAAATGTAGTAGCAGAATAAAAAAATAATTAGTATATTAAAGATATGGCAGTTCCTATTAAATCAAACAACACGCAGCAGGGATGTAATCCCATTTCATCTAACTGCGTTGTATGGCAAGGACCAGATATTCCATGCATTAACTTATGCACTGGGGATTCTGTTAGCGACGTTGTTGCTAAGATGGCAACAGAGTTATGCGAGATAGCGGATCAACTAGATATTAGTCTTTTAGATCTATCTTGTTTTAACCCGCTATGTCCAACTCCACAGAACTTTAGGGATGTAATGCAAATCATTATTGATAAGATTTGCGCATTAGAAAACGGAACTACTACTGATGGTGTTAATACTTCAGGTTGTCCGTCTGATTGTGAGATAGCGGTAGCACCGTGTCTTCAGTACACTGACTTTCTTGGAAACACTGTTGTAAGTTTACCTATTAAGGATTATGTAATTCTGATTGGCAATAGAATTTGTACAATACTTACTAGTATTGCTAATCTTCAGACACAGATTGATAGCCTTGATACAAGAGTTACAAATCTTGAAAATGGTTCTGGTGGTGGTAGTGGGTCTTCGTTTAATGTAACAAGTCAATGTGTTACTAATGGGTCCGTTACTCTAGCAGAGTATATACCACTTTTAGATGCAGCATTTTGTGAGTTACAAGGAAACTTTGGATCTCAGCAAGATTATCTTAATGCTTCTTCAGTAGCTGCTTGTGTTACTACAAACAGTGTTCAGATGACAAATCCTCCACAACTTGTTGGAGCTTTACAGGGATGGTTACCATCTCCACAAAGTGCTATGCAGCAAATTCAAAATTTGTGGGTTGCCATCTGTGATATTAGAACAGGACTTACTAATCTTCAAGATCAATTGACTGAGTGTTGTGCACCAGAAGCAGCTTGTCCCACAACTCTACCTAGACCTACTGTATATGTAAATAAAACCACTCCTGATGATTTCTTGTATTTCAGAGTTTCTGGAAATACAAATCCAGCAAATACTGGAATTGTTCTTGCTGATGGTAGCCAGTGGGCACTCGTAAGATTTGAAGGTACAGTTACACCATCATTTAATGGAAGTAGTCAAAGCATAACGCAGAATATACCAAATCCATCACTTTCTAGCAATATTGTTGATTACACTGGTAGCGAGAATCTTGCTAATAGATTCTTGAATGTTCCTGGAGCATCTATTTCTTTAGTTGTTTCAGTTGTTGGAACATTCTTCTATAGAAATCTTACTACAAATCAAGAATGTAGTGTGTCAGCAGCAAATAATGCAAACATACCTAACCAAAGTATTGCTACTTGTCCACTCTTACCTGGTCAAGCCAATCAACAATTTAATGTTACACCTGTAACTATTACTTGTAATAATCCACAAGGTTCATCAATTACAGTATCATTAGGTGTGTTCCCGCCTGTAACAGCTCCAGGTGTAACAAATGCTAACACGCTTGTAAATATTACTTATAATAGTACAGCTACAGGTACACAAGTTACAATACCTTACTCATTTAGCAACGGTGGCAGCATTGCTCTTAATAATATTGCATGTAACTCAAGTGTGACATTTAATGCGATTAGTACTACACAAAATGGTCAAACGGTTCAGTGTGCTAACTCTAGTTCAATACCTATTCCTCCGGACACAACACCATTGGGATAGATCCGTCACCATAAGCATTTAAACTTATAAAATAGTAATTAAAAAGATATACAATGGCTTGCTCAAATAATACAAGTACTAGCACAAATGGTGGATGCGGATGTGGATGTACTCCTGCTACTCAGGTAGCGCCTGCGTGTGCACCAAAATGCGCGTCATCGGTTGCAGGAAACTGCATGGAGTATGTCAATGCTGCATGTACTGTAATGAATGATAGCATACTAGAGTATAGCATTCAGAAAGGTGATACAATAGAATCGGTTCTTCAAAGACTTGTTCTTGCTATTACTAACCCGGGATGTGTTACAGCAAATGGTATATCATATTCTCCGATTCCTTTACAAAGTACAGCGACTACAAATTCTACTGTAAATATAACTTGGGGTGCATCTGATGCTAATCCTAGTGGAGATCCTGCATATGAAGTTCAGTATAAAGTAAACGATCCTATTATAGGAACATGGACATCGCTTCCATTACAAAGTACTACTACAGCTACAATTACAGGATTACTTGCAATGACTTCTTATGAAATACGAGTAAGACCTGTATATCCAAATACACTTAATGGAAGTTGTTTTTCAGTAACTATAATTGTAACTACCGCGTAATATGGCGTTCACCGCACAACAAATTGCCGCATTAAATCCCACCAAGTATGCCGCTGGTGATTATGGTAGCGTAACTTTAAATGGTGTTGACTATCCTACTCTTGATATAGGAAATTTAACAGTAACATGCGGAAACTTTACTGTAACAACCCTTGCTGGTATTCTTCCTGGAATTACACATTGCATTAATGGGACACAGTGGGCAAGTGCAGCTGCTTCTAATACTCCTGCGTGTGCTTTTGTTGATCCTGTTGCAGGCGGTAATGGAAGTATTGTTAGTGATATGTCTTTATCCCAGTCAGGGACATATAGTACTAAAGTTGTTAGAGGTTTACTTTTTAATTACCATGCTATTGCGGTAATTAATGCTTATCTAGCTACTCAAGCTGGTAACTGGAGAGTACTTACAGAGTGTGACGCTAAGCATATGAAAAACGCTTGGTCATATCCTGCTGGAGGTGGTTATGGTGGTTGTTCGGGTACTACTCGTTTTAATGCTATTGGTGTATCATCAGGTAATGTAGCAGGCAATACACCTGATAGATGTGCAAATACAGGTACAGTTACTGACTCAACTGGTTTAGGTGCAGCTTTATTTACTAAGCTTGCTATGCCTAATGTAAATGCACCTAACGCTGCTATTACTAATAATAGCGGCTATAGTTTAGTGACAACTGGATTTATTAATGCAGGCGGTACTACATCTGGTGCGGATAATGGAAATTATTGGACTAGTACACTTGCAGATAAACAATTCAGTCCGTCACTTAATGCTGCTAATAATGCTTGGAGAGGTTTTGCTGGATATGGTGCTGGCACCACCAGAGAAACTTACATGGACCACATTCCAAGTGATACTAATGCAGGAGGTATAGATAGGGGATATGCTATAAGACTTTGTAGAACAAAGGTAACCCCTTATGCTTTTTCGGCTAGTCAAAATGTTCCTGCTGATACTGGAACTTTAGTACAAGGTCAGGCTATAGTAGTAAATGTAGCTCTTGATACTAGTACTGTTACTAGTACTATCGCCTACACAAACAGTATGGGTACTTGGAGAATTAACAAGTGCCAAGATGTTGTAAATGGAGTTACTGCTAGAGCAGGTACTGATATTGATCCTCCTGGTTGGGATAAGTTATTAAGTCCTGATCCGGGTAGTGGTGGTCCTCCATTATCTGGTAATATTTTAGTTAGATTCTCAGGTACTCCGGCAGCTGCAGGAACATTTACTTGGAATCTTCCTATAGGTTGTCAAACAATTTCAATAACTAGAACTGTAGAGGCTCCTGAACCTGATATATCAACATTAAACTGTGCAGGTGCAAATGGTACTCTTACTCAAGATATTATAGAGGGTATTGCTGTTTCTCCAGGTACTACATTTACTGTAACTTATACTGGTGGTAACGGTATAGCATATCCCTTACAAACTTTTAACTCTACAGGAGTTACAGGTTTAGTTGCAACTCTTGCTGCTGGAACTTTAAGTAATGGAAACGGATCTCTTACGTTTACTGTTACTGGAACTGCTTCAGCAGCTGGTACTGCTGTATTTCCTATAACATTTGCAGGAGCATCATGTAATGCAAATATTACAGTTGACCCAGATAATGGTACTATCACAGGATTGACAGGTTGTACTAATGCAACTTTAATTAACGGACCTCTTGTTGCAAATACTGCAGTTGCTCCGGGAACAAGTTTTACAATAAACTATCAGGGTAATAACGGTCTTACTTTTAACCCACAGACAGTTACGTCAACAGGTGTTACTGGATTGACTGCAACTTTTGCTGGCGGTACTTTTCCTAGCGGTAATGGTACGTTTAGTTTTACTATTACAGGTACTCCTGTTGGTAGTGGTACTGCATCATTTGCGGTAAGTTTTCCTAGTCCAACTGGTGGAACAGTTACTTGTACTGTTACTTTAAATGTTGATCCAGACGGACCTGCTATTACAAGTTTAATATGCTCACCAACAAATCTAGTAGGTGGTCCTATTTTAGAAGGAATTGCAATATCAGGTGCATCATTTACAATATCATATAACGGTGGAAATGGTTTATCTTATTCTAGTCAAACCATTACATCCACAGGTGTTACAGGAATAACAGCAACTCTTAGTGCAGGTACTTTAGCAAACGGTTCCGGGCAGCTTACATACAATCTTTCAGGAACACCTGCCGATAATGGTACTGCTGCGTTTCTTATAAGTTTTCCTACACCAACAGGAGGAACTACAACTTGTACAGTAATTGTACCTGTTACTCCGGTTGTTTTACTAAGCTACATAGGTTGTGATAATGCAACTTATTCTCCGTCATCTCCACCATATACTATAGATACGCCAATATCAACCAACGTATCTATACCATATACCTCAACACAAGGTGGTATTCTTGCAGCAGTTTCATATACCTCATCAGGTGTAACGGGATTAACTCTTACGTTAAATTCTACTACGGTACAAGATAACGCTAACGGAGTATTTACAGGAACTCTATCTGGAACACCAACTCAAACAGGAAATGCAGTATTTACAATATGTGTTGGTGGATATTTAGGTCAGGGGCAAACATGCTGCACACTGACAATACCTATAGAGATTCCTCCACCAACTATTGGTACACTAGAATGTCAAAATGCTAGCTTTAATGGACAGATTCAGTATCCTCAAAGTTATAGTGTTGGGAATAATGTTACAATTATAATTCCATATACCGATGGAAACGGTGGAGCATATCCATATACTTCTGCTACATCCACTGGTGTAACTGGACTTACGATATATACCGGTCCTGGAAACTTTGCAGGATCACCATCACTTCCTCAGAATGGTACATTTACATTTACAGTAATAGGCACACCATCTGGTCCAGGAGTAGCTAACTTTACCATCAACATAGGTGGTCAGACTTGTGAGATTTCTTTAACTGTTACAAATTTACCGGGGACAGTAAATTCTTTAAATTGTACAGGAGCCACAACAGATATTCCAGTACAGTCAGGTCAATCTGTTTCTGGTATAACCATGTCAATACCTTACACAGGTGGTAATGGTGGTTTTTATAACACACAAGTACTCCAGTCTATTCCTTCAGGTGTATTTGCTACACTGCCTGCTGGTAATCTTGTTAATGGAAATGGTACACTACAGTTATCTCTTTCTGGTACAATGCCTATTGGTTTTATACCGGTTACGTTTCTGTTTCCATTTCCTGAAGGATCTGCTCCTTGTACACTTACATTAACTCCTCCTGTTGGACCAGGAACAGCAGACTTAGATTGTAATAGTTTAATTGTTGTAGGTTCAGTTACATATCCTGATCCAATACCGGCAAACAATCCTATCATCCTCTACATAAACTATGATAATAGTAATGGAGGATCATATAATGCTGCAACATTCCCGTCTTCACTTGCATTTAACGGGGTGGCTGGATTAACAGCAAGTCTAGCAGCTGGTCAGTTTCAATTAGGTTCTGGTACTTTACAACTAACTGTAACAGGAACTCCTCAAAGTTCTGGAATAGCATACTTTGATGTTACAATAGGTGGAACCACATGTACTCTTGAAGTACCCGTTGGTGCACCTGCTGGTGAAATAGACACTTTAAACTGTGAACCTAGTTCAATTTCTGTAACTGGAACTTTAACCAATGGGTCACCAGCTGTAGGAGTAACATTTACGGTTCCTTATATAGGATCTAATGGTGGTACTTATTCAGGAAATACTGTTAACTCAAGTAGTATTGTAACGGGACTTACTGCTACACTTGGACCTGGTTTATTTAACCAACCAAATGGAAGCGTTACATATACTGTATCTGGAACACCACTAGGTTCAGGTCCTGCTACATTTCCTATTACTGTTGCGAACCAGTCATGCATAATACTTCTTACAGTAGATCCTATACCAGGAACTGCTAATCTAGACTGTGCTAATTCTACGTTTAGTGCAAATCCTGTACAAGGTTTTTCTACTCTTATAACGGGAGGTATTCCTTATACCAATGGTAACGGAGGATATTATGATCCTTATACTGATACTGTAGACGGATTAACGTTAACCATTAACGATGGGTATTTTAATAATGGTTCAGGATCTGTTCCATTTACTATATCTGGTACAGCCACTGTATCAGGACCAATTACATTTACTAATATTCAGGTAGGTGACCAAACTTGTAATTTAACTATTATTGTTTCGGATCCCCCTCCTATTATTGATGACTTACTTTGTGATCAAGCAGTAATTTCAGGGTCGTTAGTAATTAACCAATCTGCATCAGGAGTTACCATTACTATTCCATACAATGGAAGTAACGAGCAACCTTATCCTGAGGATAGCAGCAACTCTACGGGAATTCCTGGTTTAGTTGCTACTACACCTGCTGGCACATTAACTGATCCTACAGGAGTTCTTGTATACACTGTAACAGGTACTCCACTCGCATCTGGAGTTGCTACATTTACTATTACTATAGGTACGCAGACTTGTGTAATCAGCATACCTGTAAGTCCTCCAAATTTCTTTGGTCCATCAAATCCTTCTCCTTGTCAGGAGGTAACCTATAATGATCCTGGTTGTGAAGTACTTGCAACCACCTGTACTATTCTTTTAAATGGTACAGAAGTGTCATACAGTACACTAAGTACTACAGATCCTTGTCAGGTATCTTTCCAGGTTCCTTGTGATACTGAGCCAAACTCAATTGCTGAGGTTACCTTTTTAGATTGTGAGGATAATATAATCACGATTGAAAACTTACCTATTGGTGATGTTTTACCTGCATATCTTCTTCAAAACTTTGGTTGTCCAGGTGATCAAATTACAATAATTGATACCGGATGCATCTATACACCCCAGGTAAATGATATAGAAGTATGTTCAACTTTAGGTTGTGTTCCAATTACTACAGGTATAAATATCTTTAATAATCCACCACTACCCTGTAGTTTTACAGTTACATTACCTTCTGTAATACCTGTAGCATCTTATCCTGCTACAGTACAGATAGTAGTTAATGGAGTTTCCGGAGAACTATTAAGTTTAGACTTTGAGCTTCAAAATTGCGGAACTGCTGAAAACAGTTTTGATCCTATTCAGTGTGCTCTACCCAATGCTGAGGTAACATTTACAAATCCTGGTTGTGATATAGTAAACCCTGATCTTACTAGTATTCTTGTAGATGGGGTATCTGCTACAATTACAGATATAAATACAACATCACCGTGCTCAGTTAGTTTTGTTCTTCCTGTTGGTGCTGGACCTGGTCCTGTTGATGTTGAGTTTTTTGATATACTGGGTAATGTTCTTGGCACAGAAACTTATTCAATAGCTGCAGAAGGTGTTGGTTCCTTATATACTGTAACATTTACTCCACAGACTGAAGGTTGTCATAGAATATACTTTAGAACTACTGAAGTAGAATACTGCTATTATCAAGCTGAAGGTCCTTTTGAGATTGGTGTACCAGTAACAGTTACAATTGATTTGCAGGATTATGCTGAGTGTTTGGTTACTACCCCTCCTACTAGTTGTGATACCTTTATAACTGTTAATGGTTATATACAACCATGCTGTAATGCTGAAGATACTTTAGACAATAGAGTAGAACTTAACTGTGTACAGTATCTTACAACAGATTGTGGGCTATACTCTGTAGAGTGTTTATCATCTAACTGCGGTACGTTTACTAAATCAAACTGTTTTGCCTCAGGATGCACAGGAATAAATGACTTAACTGAATATGCATTTAGAGGTAATAAGAGTATACCTAACGACAAAGTTTATGTATGCTCTGAAGGAAATGGTGTTCAAAATACACCTAACTCTACCTATACGATAACTAAACTTTCTTCTGTAAGTGCATCAATTTACGGAGATAATATATTACCAAGTTTTCCTTTTGGTCCTGCAAACTGGTCAGATGGTGGGGGTGCTGAATGGAATCCTGTTGGTGTTTGTACAGATTTTCTAGGTGACCATTTATTTGTTCCAGAACTTTCTAGCACTGGTATCTCAACAACACCTGGTGCTATACTTACAAATGGACTAATATATGAGTTTACTTTTATAATGGCTTCTGTTTTTCCTACTACTATTACTTTTAGTTCAGGTATAGGAAACTCAGTACCAGTAGCTTGCCCAGGAGGTGTTTATCCACCTACAGGAACAACTTACCAGATAACGTCGCAGAATGGTAAATTAACAATATCTATCCCTTCTATAGGAAAAGGTACATGCTTTAAACTATTATCTCTCAGAGAAGTTACACCTAATGTTAGAACTACATGCTGCACTTGTTTTGGTGGCGAAGTTCAGATAGAGTTTCCTGAAGAAGGTCCTTACTCTATAGATGTATATTATACTCAGTGTACAGATGAAGGTCCTCAGATTGCTACTGCTACATTAACCAATACTACAAGTGTTGTGAACTGCTGTACCTATGGAAGCATATTTCCTGTAAATAAGTTTGATATTCAGTATATAACGTCAATAATTTATACAGATACTCCAGCTTGTTAATATAAATATGAGTCTAGCTTTTGTTGGTTTAAGCAAGACTGCTACAAAGAGCCTTGGGTAAAACCAAGGCTTTTTGGTATATTTGTTTTTATAATCGACTAAAATTTACTAAATTATATTATGATGAGGAACTTTAGAAAACCGGATCTTGGAGCTCCTAGATTTAGACCAAAAGCTTTCAATGTTTTAAACAAAGAACTCTGGAAAGAATTTAAGGAGAAGCATCCGAAGTATAAGGATCTTACTTATATGGAATTCAAGAAGATTATAAAACTAAGTAACCAGAAGTTTTGGGAAAAAGTAATCTCTTATAGAGATGGTGTTGAGTTACCCGAGAGTCTAGGTTTTATTTTTATAGGTACGTGTACATCTCAGAACTCTAAAAGAAAAAACATAAACTACGGCAAATCAATTAAGTACGGCTTTGAGGTAAGCAATAACAATCTTATTTCTGACGGAAAGCTAGCTAAGATTTTTTACACAAACTACGCGGTTAAGTATAAAGTTAGAGATAGAGAAATTTGGACGTTTACCCCGTGTAGATCTTTTAAGAGACAGGTTGCTAAGACATACCCAGAAAACTGGGAAAAGTATATTGAGGTTCCGGATAATCTTAAGATATCCAGATTGTATAATGAACTGATTTCTAAAGACATAGAAAAGAAAGAAGTCTCATCAGCAATTGTAAACTATAACGAATTTGATTTAAGCTAATGACTACAATAGGAGAAAGCATATCAAGAGTTAGAAACTTGGTAAAAGCAGCAAAGCAAGATGCTTTTATGACTGATAGATTTATCTACAGTCTGATTGTAAAGTATGCTAAGTTGTTGATTAAGAGACAAGACGCTCTTAATGTAAGACTTAAGTTTGCAAGTCTTTTTAGAACTCTTCCTTGTGTAGAGCTAATAGAGACGGATAGAGTAGAAGCTTGCTGCGGCAGTTTACCGGACACCTGTAAAGTAATGCGTACCAGGGAAAAGATTCCTGCACCCTTTGAGGGAGCTTATGGTGCTTTTATTAGAACTGTGTCATCCATAGACGGATCGGTTGAGGTTTATAGAACCCAACCTGCTCAATTTACATCTATGACCAAGACTACCGCTTTTAAGTACAACAAGCAGAAGTACTACTGGTACATGAACGGTTATCTGTATTTGCCTAACATTGAATGGGAAAGCGTTTTGCTAGAAGGAATCTTTGAAGAAGACATTGCGATATTTACATGTGCTTCTAACGGAATCTGTAAGATTCGTCAAGATGAAGTGTTAGGTATACCAGATGATCTCTTTGCTGAAGTAGAGCAAAATGTAATAGCACAACTTATGGGAACAGTTCAGATTCCTAATGATACTAACAACTCTGACAAACAAAACATTCTAAGATAATGGATTATAACTATACCCTGAAATACAGGACTTTTGATTCTCTTCTTGAGGATGTTAAGATGGATCTCAGAAACTTGTCAGCTGATACAAGTATTGAACCTGCGCAGCTTATCAAAGTAGCACGTAAGTGTAACTATGATCTTGGTCTTAGAATTCAAAAAACTAGAGAGACTGTTCTTGAGATAGAGAAAAGCAAAGCTCGTCTTCCTGAAGATTTTCAGATAATGAACTTTGCACTTATCTGCGGTAACTATACCGTTGTAGAAGTTCCTCCACAAGGAACTAATGTTCAAGAGATTGTACCTGGATATAGACCTTGGATTGAATCTAATACTTGTTCTGACTGTAATGGTACTTCACCGGAAACAACTTGTATGACTCAATGTGGCACTGACTATACTCTTGTTCAGATGGTCAATACAGTTAGGAGAGAGTTTAGAACTTTTTCTCCCATATCATTTAGAAGTTCTCAGTTTGTAGATGTAGAGTGTCCTAATGCATGTTCACCAAGATGGCATAACAAAGATGAAGCTTATATCAAAGATGGTTGGGTGTACACCAACTTTGAAGACGGTAATCTATATATTAATTACCAAGCAGATATGGTAGATGATGAGGGTAATATTATTGTACCAGATCATCCTATGCTTAATGAGTATTATGAATACTCACTCAAGAAAAGAATTCTTGAGAATCTTGTAATGGATAATGTGAATGTTACAGGACAATACCAACTTATTTCTGCAGAGCACAGAGTTGCTAGAAACGCAGCATTCAGTATTGTTAATACTCCTAACTTCTCTGAGATGATGAGGGTGTGGGCGATGAACAGAAAAGCAATGTACTCTAGGTACTACAATATGTTTAAGAGCCACTACCATCCTTTTAATTTAAGAGTTAATAACGCTGTTTAATTATGGCAAAGAAACAAGGTACAACTCCCGAATCAGGGATTAGCTCTAACTCAGGATCTTTTACCAAAGGTCTTGTAAGAGACTTCGATGAAAACTTTGATCCAGAAAGTTCATGGCCTTATGCACGTAACGCTTCAAACAATTCTAAAGAGGGTGACGTTGGTGTTTTAGGTAACGAACCATCAAACTCTGCATGTGGAGTTGCTCCCTATACAGTTATTGGTAGAATATTTTTATTTAATGCTTACTGGGCAATATTTTCTACAAATGATAGCGAGTCTGAAATAGGTGTGTATGATGAGTCGCTCTGTCAATACAGAACTGTAGTTAACCAGAAATGTCTAAATTTTAGGAAACTAAAATTGATAACAGGTGTAGCTAAAGAAAACTTTGATTGTCAGTGGGCAGTTTACTTTGCTGATGGTAGAAATCCTGATAGGTACATAAACTTAGGTAATCCTACATTGTGGCCAGATACAATGTATATGGGTAACAACTACTACCAAAATCAGGTACTGTGGCCAGGTGTACAGTGGGTAAAAGATTGCAAAGATGTAAACGATTGTACAATTTGTGATCTTGTAAATCAGTTAGATTGTAATCAAATAAGAATTAATAAACTAGTTAAGACCCCTTGTGTCAGACTTAGCGCTACAGAGGGTGGTGGTAACTTAGCTAATGGTTCATATGTTGCTTTTGTAGCATATCTAGAAAATGGACAGAAGTATAGTGATTATACATCTCCTTCTAATGTTCAACCTATTTTTGATCACGATAACTTAGGTGGAGCAATTACTGCTACCATATCCAATCTTGAAAATGAATCATTTACTGAGTTTGAACTTGTCATAGCAGCAACAGTAAATGGTCAAACTGTAGCTAGAAGAATAGGAATATATGCTTGCGATGACGCTCCTGTGACAGTATATTTAGATAGCATTAATGACTCATTGACTACAGTACCTCTTGAGTTACTTCCTATAAGAACACCTCTTTATGAAACAGCAGACTCTATTTTTGAAACAGGTAGTTATCTACTTAAGATAGGTCCTCGTACAACATTTGATTTTAACTACCAACCCCTTGCTAACCAAATTCAAGCTAAGTGGTCTATTGTAAGGTACCCTATAAACTATTATAAGGATGGTGGTACAAATACCGGTTATATGCGGGATGAGGTTTACTCATTTTTTATCAGATGGATTTATGTAACTGGGGAAAAATCTAGGTCATATCATATTCCCGGAAGAATTGCGGACAGTAAAGATCTTACTGAGTCAATAGGCATCTATCCTACTGAATTAGAGTATGGTTTTGAAAAAGAAAATACCGCATCTGTAACAAGTACCACTTCATCTACTCTTTCTGATGGAGGTGTTGTAATTGCTGAAGGACAGATGGGTTACTGGGAATCTAGTGAAAAATATCCAGATAGAAAACCTGAAATTTGGAATTCTAGCTATGATCCTAAATTGTCTGGTACAAGTCAAACAACATGGGATCTTTGTAACAAACCTATCAGACATCATAAGATGCCTGAAGATGTTATAAATAATAATGCAAATTATTCTAGAGCTATTACATTAGATGGTTCTGGAAATGTTGTTGCAAATCCTGGTTATACTGGCGCTACTCATTTGCAAGTAGTTGGTGTCAAGTTCTCAAATGTTAAACCTCCGGTTTATATAGATGATGATGGTAACGCACAAGTTGTTCCGGGTATATCTGGTTACGAAATACTTCGTGGATCTAGAACAGGAAATAAATCTGTTATAGCAAAAGGTATTATAAACAACATGCGTGTCTATAAAGACATCGATGATACTTTAGGTCTTTATGCAAACTATCCATATAATCCTGTAAAAAATGCTCCTCAACCATTTGGGTTACCGACAATAGATCCTACTCTATCATTTAAAGAAGTTAATGGTAGTGGTGGTAATTATGAAGAAGTTACCGAGGCACATGTAAAGAAAAACTTTTTTACATTCCACTCTCCAGATACTAGTTTTTACAAACCATTTCTTTCTGTAAAAGAATTAAAAATATATACAGAGTTAGGTAACTCAAAAAATGTAAAAGGAACTTTTGACCCTGTACCAGGACACCCTAAACAAAAGTTAATAACAAATGTTGCGTCTACTGCAGCTTTACTTCTAGGTATAGCAGAAGCTGTATTTGCAATGAAGGGTGATGAAGAATGGATAGCTGAGGGTAACAGAGCTTTGAATTTAGGTTTTTATGGTGCTTTTGGTGGAGCTTTAACTGCTAATGTCGGCGCATGGTCTGCACCTTTTGTGGGTCCACAAGCTGGCGCTGCAGTACTTGCTCCTCTTCAAACTGCAGAACTAGCTGCGCAAATAGGAACCAGTACTGCAGCACAAGCTTCTTTAGGTGGCTTTAGTTCATTGGGTGGTGCTTCTTTGGTTACAGGTAACAATGCCCGACTATACAATTTAGGTGCACAGGTAGCAAATGTAGGGTATACTGCAGCAACGGGTGGTTTTATGGGACCAGGTTTAACTAAAGTTCACAAAGAAGGTACTTTATCTGGTATGCCTACACCGATTGCTGCATTTGCGGCATTACCTACTTTGTACACATTGGCTACTGCTGCTGCAGCTAAGACACTAGATTTAATTTATGCTTTTGTAAAAGCTCGTAGTTATGTTTATAGATACGCGTCTCATGGGTTTCTTCATAAGGATAATGTACCACCTTCAAATAGAAGACATTATATAAATGATTCAGCTTATTTGAATGAAGGTTTTAACATGTTTGCTAATTTTAAAATTAACAACATTAATAGATTTAAAACTACATTATTAAATACTAATACTGATGTACCTGTTCCAGCTATTACAGATAATACAGGTGTCAGTCTATCTAGAAATGTTAGTCCTAGTATTCTTGATACGTCCGATGGTAGAACTAAATATTACTCAGAAGAAATTGTAAGAACTATATCTACCACCGCATCTTGTTTTTACTCAGGAATAAAAATTAGATTTAGAAATCAGTACGGACAACTAGATGCCATCAGACAGATTCCATTACCTTGTCCTCAGATTGTAAATAATAATTTAGCAATACCCGCAACTGCTATTACATCAACTCAAACAGGAACAAATATTCCATTAGCAGTTACACAATTTAATGTTTCTTATGAAACCGGTGTATTGTTTGGAGGAGATACCTATATAGGTAGATACACAGAAAAGAATACTTTCTTTTATTTTTATGACTGGTTGTATGGTCAGCCAGATGACACTCCTTTTAACTATAGATCTAAATACTTAGGTTTATATCCAAGATACTGGGCAGACTTTAGCAGATACGACATAGATGGTATGATACCTTCTATGCTGCAAAGTTTGAGTAATCCTGGTTCATGGGAAACTCCAAATAATCAAGTAAATCTTGAACAAGAAGCACCTACAGGAAGTGGTTTAACAGGACTTGTAGGATTTGTTGCAGGAGCTGTTAGTTCTGTGTTCAGTGGTCTTTTAAGTTTATTTAATCTGGGTGACAATGAAAATCAAAATGCTGGAGGCAGTAAATTTAGTTTTAGTATTAGAAGAGGTTTCATGTATCTCTTTAACTCTGGTGTAAGAGATTTTTATGTAGAGTCAGATATTAATGTGGATCAAAGAGACTGGGGTGAGCTAGATGAGCAAAAACACTTTGAGATTCTTTCTGACCTTAAAAGATTATTTGACACTCGAATTATTAAGTTCGGTAACTACTATAAGATTGATCCATCTGTTTCATTGTCAAAGCTTTACTACAGTGTAGTATCCTGGGGTAACATGCAGGATAGAGATTACAATCCGATTGTAGCTGCGCTGTGCTATAAGTATTTACCAAACAGAGTCATCTACTCATTGCCCACAGTACTTGAAGGTAAGAAGGATGGTTGGAGATTATACTTACCAAACAACTATAGAGACTTTAAATCTAAGGTTACTGCTATTAGACCTATAGGTAAGAATGGAGCGCTGATGCTTTTTGATAGGGATAGTCCCGTTCAGATTCAGGGTACCGAAACTCTTGAGTCCGATATGGGAACTAAGATTACAGTAGGTGACGGTGCATTGTTTAATAAACCATTACAGGCACTTATAAACACAGACCAGTCTTATGAGTACGGATCTTGTCAAGATAAGTTTTCAATTCTAAATACCCCAGCTGGCATCTACTGGGTATCCCAATCCCTAGGAAAAGTATTTACAGTAGGAAGCGGACTAGAAGAGATATCAGCATCTGGTATGCGTTGGTGGTTTAGTAAGTTTTTACCTTACAGAATACTAGAGGATTTTCCAAATTTTGAAGCTATAGACAATCCTGTAATTGGTGTAGGTTGTCAAGCTGTTTATGATAATGACTCTTTGATGATATACTTTAGTAAGAAGGACTATGAACTTAAAAAAGATTTACCCGCAGGAATTAGTCTTACTTATGTAGGTGGTATAGATTTTCTTTTAAACACAGGGGGTTCTTCCGGAAGACCTAATGCTGCTAAAATTAAATTGGGTGACCCTACCTACTTTAATGATGTCTCATGGACAATATCGTATGACCCTAAAGCAAAAGCTTGGGTGTCTTTCCACGATTGGCACCCTACAATGATGATTCCTAGTAACCAGAATTTTATAACTATCAATGATAATACTTTCTGGAGACATAATGATCGCACAGATAGTTTCTGTAACTACTACGGTAAAGATTACCCTTTTCAAGTAGAGTATGTAGTAGACACAGGACAAGCAGTAAATACTTTAAAAAGTATAGAATATTTACTTGAATCGTATATTTACGATATAGATGGTATAGATAGATTCCAGATCTTAGACTTTAACTTTGACGAGCTTACTGTATATAACTCTGAGCAGGTATCCGGAAAACTTATTCTCAACATGGCACCTAAGGATAATCCTTTTGCCAGATTGAACTATCCTGCTGTAACTGGTGCAGGGATAAATATCATGTACGAGAAAGTAGAACAGAAGTTTAGAGTAAATCAGTTCTGGGATGTTACTGCAGATAGAGGTGAATATAACGTAAACGTACAGAGACCGATATGGTTAACAGGATGGGATGGATACAGAAGAGAGCTTAATCCAGCTAACCTTAACTATGCTAAGTCTGTATTTGAAAGAAAGAAGTTTAGACATTACTACAACAACGTTTTGTTTACCAGAAAGGTTTCAGGTAATGCTAAAATGCTAATGAAGATATCTAATAATAAGAACTTACTCTCACCAAGATAATGAATTGGCTAGATAAATTTATAGTATCCGAAAGAGGTCAGTGGGATTATCCCGGTTATCCTACAGTAATTCCAACTAAAAATGGTAGAATAACAATGGAAGGTGTTCCATATCCTGTAATAGGATTTGTTCCTGGACAACCTCCTGTTATGATGCAACCTGGTAAAAATTATAAATTTCCAGGTAACATGGTGTATGAAATACCTGTAACGGAAAATAAGGTTTTTAAAACCAAGGAGGATTTTTATAGAGATCTATTACTACAAACAAGAAATAAATACTGGCCAAAAAGAGAAAGTAAACCTTTTGATTTAGGTTTTGATAGTGCGTTACCTAGAGTTGGTCCAGGACCAATTAAAATGCCTACTATAAGATCTAGTTATACCGGCATTGCAATGAAGCAAGGTGGACATATACTTCCAGGTAGACTTAAAAACCCAGAAGGTAACTGGGTGTCAGTATATGCTAACGGAGGAGACATATCTATCCCAGATTTGTCTAGACCTAATTGGTTAGATAAGTATCAATCTAAAACTACATCTGGTTCTGTTTCTAAATCTGGTCCAAGAATTGAAAACTTACCGATTCAGAAAGTTGATAACAAACTAGAAATAGCATATGATGGAAGCACTGTATACGTGCGTAAGATAGGTGAAGAGAAATTTACCACGCTTAACCCGGAGAAGTCTAAAGCTTTTATTCAAAAGTACCAAGGGTTTATACCACCAACTCTAACTCAGGTTGAGGAACAGAAAAAGAAACAAGCTGCTTATAATGCAAAGATTGCCAAAGAGAAGAAAGAGTTTGATGAACTTCGCAAGGTAGATACTACTCCTAACCCTAGGGAGAAGGAGATGATGATAGAGCTTGCTAGAAAAGAAAGAGCAGAGCTAGGTGAAAAAGGTTTTCTTGAACAAGCATGGGACGCCTTACCAAATGCATCTTCTATTACAGATCCTATTAAAAGAGCATATCATGCTTTACCGGATGTTGGAGATGTATCTAAGGTTGCTAGTGGAATGATGGGTCTACCCGAAGAGCTAGCAAAACAAGGAGTAAGCTATCTTTGGAATAATTATAAAGTACCTCAGACCGATATTCCAGTTTTAAGGAGTATTGGTGAGCTTACACCAAAAGAGATATACGAAAGTTTTCAAAACAGATATGTAGAAAAAAACTTTGGTGAAGCAGGTTTGATAGGTGAATCAAATCTTGAAGAGTTTAATGTTCTTGATGAGACATCTGGCACATCTAACATGCAAGAACTACCTAAAAGTAGAGCTAAGTACGGACCTCAAAGTTTACCATTAAGAAAAGACAGTAGAGGTAACTTGCTTCCTGCATATCAACCTATTGGTGGAAATGACTCGTTAGCTAGATTTAGTTACACATTTAACAATGACATTGCTGGTGCTGATAGTTTACCGCCAACCCACTTTGTTACTCCTAAGATAAAAGAGCTTACAGGAAATCCAGATCGCCCTAGACAATGGGACAATGCATTTGCTGTAGGTGATTTCTTGAGAGACGCAGATATAACTGAGAATCAGTTTTATCATCCCGATAAATACTACGTGGGTACCTCTAACAGTGCATTGCGTAATAGTGATCTAGGTATAAAAAGTAATAAACTTATAAGTGCAAGTAATCAGCTAATTAACGATCCTGAAAAATACTGGGCAGTATATAAGTGGGATCCAAAAAATTCTGAAGCTGCGTGGGTTAGATACATGAAGACTGATGAGATAAAATCTAAAAAAGATGAACTTGAAAAACAAGGGTGGAGTCTAGATATGCCTGTTTCTGGTCAACACAGATTTGATGACGTAGATTGGGAGGGTAAAGGTTCAGATACAGGATACAAGGCAGACTCTGAATGGGTACCTCTTAAGAAAGGTGCAAAACAAATAAAGAGTCAGAAAGGTGTAAATCATACCTACATTCCTCAAGGTACAAGTAAGGGTCAAGATAAAGGTACTTACAATTTATTCTCGGGAGGTTCTATAACATTTATATGGAAAGATCCAGAGACCAATGAAAGATTAGCTTCAACTTTAGCTGGATCTGTATCTGATATGAAAGCATATGGTGAAAAGCTTAAGAAAGAATATGGTTTGAAGGAAGGTGATCTTGAGATTGTTTATCATGATACAGGATCATACTCTGCTAAACCTGCTGCTAAAGATGGTACCCTATACTACGATCAGTGGAAAAACTACAATGCGTACAACAAGGGTTACTCTGGTGCAGCACTGATAGTACCTACACAAGATTGGTTAGAGAACTGGACTCCTAATAAGAAAGAAGGAGGACAACTAGATAAGTATCAATCTAAAGATACAGGTGCTATAAAAAAAGGATGGCATCAAAAAGTTTATAATGATCCTGATGCATTTGCAAAAGCTAATAAAGCTTTTAACGATAGTCTTAATCTTAGCAAAAGAAGTTACGAGCTTCTTAAGGATATAGCTCCTAACAGCTCATATAAAAGTAATATTCCCTATGAAGATGTATATTTTACTGCTGATGGACCAGGTGGTTATTTTATAGATAATGTTGACTTTGGTAGGCAGTTTTTAGGTTTAAATTATTTAACGGATACTAATTTTAGAATACCTGGCACAAAAGAGCAACTTATTTTAGAAGAAGCTTTTTCAAAAAGAATAAAACCAATAGGTTTTAATACAACTGACTTTCCAGTACCTATTTATAAATGGCCAACCGAAGAGCCCGTGTATGAAGAACTTAAAAACTTACCTTATCTAGATGCGAAACTGGAGCGTCCTGATTTTAAGTTAGATATAGGTAAACCACCGGTAAAGTCTCAGGGTATTAGAATTAGACCTATGATGACTGCCGATCAAACTACCAGTACTGGTCAGTATCAATCCGGTAAGTATATGTGGGATCCAGAAACAAAATCCTGGAAAGTCAAAATGCTAAGTCCTGAAACTCAACAAGAAAACAGAAAAGAGGTTAGAATAGGGATTAAAAAATATGGAGGTTGGTTAGATAAATACCAAGATGGTAAAGAAGTAAAAACATATGCTAATGATCCTAGCTACTTTGACAATCGTGCTGTATTTGTAGATAATCCACAAGCTAATGATCTAGTTAGATCTAAGGTGTATGCCGGAACACATGGATGGGATCCTAACACCAATTCATTAGTTAAGCTTGATAAACCAGTTGCTGTACCTAAAGCTGTGCAAGAGATGTCTACAGCAGATTGGGGTAAGAAAAGGTCTAAGGAAAGATTTGAATCTAACACACCAGCTGGTAAAGCTACAAGAAAAGCAGTAGTTGCAAGAGATATGCAACAGATGGTACAAAACCCTGCGTTCTACGCTCCCGGTGCTATTGCAGCTGGAGCACTTGCAGCACCCGCACTTGCGGGAGTTGCGGGAACACTAACAGCACCTTTGACTATAGGATCAACTGTAGTTCCAGGAGCTACTATGGGTAATGCGTTAGCTGCAGGATTTGCTGCAGATGCACTCGTAAATAGATTGCCACAAATCCCAGGACAATTAAACAGAGGTGAATATAGTGATGCTGCTATTAATGCCGCAACAGGATTACTAGATGTGGGGTCTGCTGGTATGCTTAACTCTTTATATAAGACTGCAACAAAAGCTATTAAGTCTACATACGCTCCTTCCGAACTAGATATTATTAGAGGTCTATTAAAAAAGGGAAACCAACGCCAAATAGAAATAGAGCGTAATGTAAAACCAGTTCAGGCTACAATATCACAAAATCCATATTCAGTAACATTACCAACTCTTACAAAAGAAGAAGATCTTATAAGAGATAGTTATAATAGAAACAGATGGTCTAATGATCCCGGATTCTGGAGATGGTATAATAAAAAACATCATGGTTTAGATTACGATAGACCTATTAAAAGATTTTTTGATCCATCAGATCCTGGACATTTGTCTGATACTGCTGATGATGCAAATAGAGTATCATTCTTTGACTCTTCCGAGATGTCAAATATAGACAGTCAAATTAAACAAGGTAATACTTGGTTACAAGATTGGTTTAAAAATCCTGCTACTGCTCAAAGAATAGCGAATACAGGGTTTGACGAGTCTTCGTTAGTTAGAAAAAACATTAACGATTTTGTAGATAATAAAAATGTTGTAAGATTTGAGCCCTCCTTAAGCTCAAAAATATGGACAGGAAATGAATTAGGAAGTTACTTTCCTAAGTCTAATAAAGCATATGTAGATGCGGAGCATTTTTCTTTTATGGATGGAACCAAATCAATACCATCAACAGTAATACATGAGGGTACGCATTTAACAAGTGCTGGAGAACTTGCTTATAATCAGAAACTAACAGATCTTACAGCTGATATATTTAGGGGTAGTGATGCAAGTGAGTTTGCTAAAATGTTCCGTACAGAAAATGATATTAAAAAAGTTAATAAACTGACATCTCCTGCAGAAACACATGCTAGGATTATGCAAATAAGACAACAGTATAATATAAAACCAGAGCAAATAGTTGATGATACAGTTATCAATAAAATTATAGAGGACGGTCTTTCCGGTAAATTGCCCGTAAGCAAAAAATTCTTTGAGCTAATTCAAAACAAAGATGCTTTCAAAAAAGCAATGAATACTTTACCTGCAATAGGTGCGGGCGTTGCTATAGGTACTGGAGGATTACAAGAAAAGAAAACCGGTGGATCAACAAGATGGTTAGATCGATATCAGGATGGTGGGTCTAGAGAGATGCCACTCGGACTACCCTTGAGAGAACAAAACGTTTACTTACTTCCTGAGTATAATCAACCAATGGCTAATGGTTATATTCTTCCTGATCCTAACAGACCAGAGTTAATGAATACAGGAGCTACTGAGTATAAGTATTCATATGGAATGGACGACAGAGATGTTCAAGTTCCAAGTGTAGTAGCAGGTCAGTATATTGGAGATAGAGCTTTTGATAGATATATGATATCCGGAGAAGAGTTTAAACCAATGGTTGACCCAAGTTCCTATAGCCAATACTACGATATGCTTAATAGATTAGGGTTAATGAAACAGAAAAAAGGAGGAGAAATGTCCCCAAGTATGGGATATTTTAACTATATTGGTGGATATGGGGGTATGTTGCCTTAATGAGTATCTTTGACTTATAAATAATTCTAGTATGAAAAAAGAATTTATGCGAATAGGGGGAGCTAAAACTGAAAAAGAGTTTTACGAAATGTACCCAACAGAAGAAGCTTTCCTTATGAAACATGGTGGCGCTATAAATAAACTTATGGCAAAAGGTGGTGAAGCATATCCACAAACAGCTACTATGGATAACTTTTTTAGTTACGGGGTACCAGTCCCACCTACTTACTATCGTCAGGGTGGTGCATTCCCTATGGCACAACCAGAGAATCAGTTCTTCTCCCCTTTCTATGGAAACGTTCCTAACCCATACAATAAAGCTATGGGTGGAAGCTCTGAAGCATATCCCCAGTCAATGTCTTTTCCCTATGGAGACACTGGTAGAAGCACACACTTTATGATGGAAGAGGGTGGGTATATGCCTGAAGAACAAACTCTGCCAAAGATGGGAGTCAACGGTAAACTCCTAGAGTTTGTTGGTACTATTAAAAACACAGCTACTAATAAACTAAACAGTAATCTTGCTACATACGGTAAAGTAAAGAACCCTGAGCAGTATGAATTTGAGCAAGCTAAATACGGTGGTAATCTAAAAAAATATCAGGCTGATGCTACTTCCGGAAATACACCACCTCAAGACGCTGGTGCTGTTTCTGACAAACCTGCAGGAAGCAATGTTTACAATTATTACTACGGATATGATCCTCGTCAGAATCAAGGAGCTGGTCAACTTCCTCCAGAATACTATAATGACATAGACTATTTACGTGGAAGAAGAAGACCACTCAGTGACTTTAATATTCGCGGTAGAGGTATGGCGGGTAATTATAGAGCAACTGGTTGGTTGAAAGATGAGTATGGATTGGATAGACTTAGAGAAATGGGTCTAACTAGAATGGATCAAAGTAATCCAAGATGGTGGCAGTTAATGAAGCGTCCTACACAAACTTACTATTTTGGAAATCAGGGACAAGGACCAATGGGATATGTACCAGGTCAAGTAGATCAACAAGGTATGCCTATTACAAACCAACAAGGACCTGCTGCAGGGGGTGCAGGTACTACTGGTACTACTGGCGGCACAGGTACTACCGGTACAGGTCAACCAGATTCTACATCAGATTTAGGTTTCTTTGCTAGACTGTTTAATAGACAAGGTAATATAACTCCGCAGTCAGCAAATATTACTAGGAAACCTACAGATCTTCAAGCAGGATCTCCTGAAATGATTAGTGACGCTAACCCCTATGCTTATAACATTGCAAAGTCTGATACTTGGAACCAGATTCAACAGAATAAGAGAAAGAGAATTTTTGGAAAGCTGGATGAACTAGAAGGTCGTAAACAGTGGCAAAAAGATACTCTTGGTTTAGCTTATGACAATATGAAAAATAAACCTGTTGATCCTGTAACGGGTAAACCGTTTGATAGAGAGGAATATATGGCAGCAGGTGACCAGTTATACGGCAGGAAAAAAAGACAAGAAGATAGATTAAAGAGAAGAGAAACAAGATCAAACGATAGATTTGGCATTTACGATGAAGGTGGCAGCACACCCCCATGTCCTCCAGGATATACTTGGAAAGGAGGACAGTGTGTAAAACAATCTAGAAAAGAAAGAAGAGAAAACCCTCAGCAATATCAATCTCATGTAGGGGAATCTTATAGAACTCCTGTTACTGCTGCTGAATATAAAAGACAAGAAGAAAGTAAAGCTAGAGAACAAGAGCTCATGAGACAGGAAGCTGAGCAAGAAAAGTATTTAAGAGATCTTCCTACTATGGATTCTTCTGAAGAGTACCTTAAAAATAATCCTAAGGATACACCTTTTGTAAAAAATAAAGATGTTACAGTAGGGACACCCATAACAGAAGATCCATATAGAGCTTTACCGGGAGCTAATCCAGTGCTTACTTTTCCTTTAACTAGTTATGAGCAGTTTTATCCTCAGAACATGATTAAAAGAGATGTTTATGCTCCACAGATGGAAGTACCATATGAGTTTCCTAATTACACAGATCGTGAGAGACTTTCGAATCTTTTAGATGCTGTTGATGCTGGACTTATTCCATCTAATTTTCGTACTACTGATCCAATGGAAATAGAAAGACAAAATAGAATTTCAGATGCTGTTGGTTCTGGAGTACCTTTTAATCTATCCGGTCCTAGAGAATACAGAAAAGGTGGATCTTCTAGAAATTACAATACGGGAGATGTAGTAGATATGACTCCGGAAGAACTAAAGAGATTCATTGAAATGGGTGGTCAAGTAGAATTCTTAGACTAATTACAATGAAAGTTAGAATCACAAAAGCTCCTAAGGTTAAAAAGTATCAAGCTTTATTTACCCCTGGTCAAGTAGAGGAGGATCCTTTTTATGTACCAAACAGTATGGATGGTCAAAGGAATTATGTAAATGCTCCTATTAATTTACAAACTAATCAAAATGGTAGTCTTGCTGGTTCTGGTGTTTTACAACCCGGATTAGCTCTTGATAAAAACAACCAGACTGTAAATCTCAATAATGTAAACGACAACGTTACAAATGAGCAACAAATTAGCAAAGGTTTGCAAGGTAGCATAACAGAAAAAGGTCAGTCAAAGTTTGGTCAGTTTATAAGAGGTTTAGGACCTAAAGGTGGAATGAAGGCTTATGAAAATCGTCAAGACTGGAAAGAGATTATTGCGGGGATTGCTAGCAGAAAGAGTAAAAAAGATATGGATGCGCAAGCCGTTAAAGGTTTTCATAATATGCAACCTATTGCTGCAGCAACCCAGGGTACGTTTGATCCTAATAGTATGAATAACTTTACTCCTGGTATGCTAAACACAGTACCTTCTACAGGAGATTTTGCTGCATCACCATATATGAATATGGGTTATGGAAAAAATGGTGGTCAATACATGGCATATGGTGGTAGAGTGTTTAATCAGGTAGCACCTAATGCTTTACCCGATAAAACATCTGAACCTAGAATAGCTGTATCAAATACACTACAGCCAATACCTAGAGAGTTTGCAAATATTGAAGCAGAGAAAGATGAGACTATATACTTCTTAAACAACGGTGGTCTTCCTGCACATTATAAGATTGGTGGTCAACCGCACAGCAAGGGAGGAACTCCTTTAAATGTTCCCGAAGATAGCTTTGTATTTAGTAAAGCGTTGAAGATTAAGGATAAAAGATTGTTTCCTTTTTTTGATATAAATAAACCTACCAGCTTTTCAGATGTTGCTAAAAAATACGATATAAATAAATTTAGAAAAGTATTAGCAGATCCTGATACGGACAAGTTGCAAAGAGAAACTGCCGAGAAGATGATTGGTAACTACAATCTTAAACTCGGTATGTTAGCTTTAGCGCAAGAATCTACAAAAGGATTCCCGCAAGGTTTACCTATGATAGCTGCACCGTTTACTGCAGTTAATGCGCTAGATCCAGAAATGATTTTACCTACACCACCTCAGTCTGCTGAGATGCCGGAAGAACAATTTATGGAACAAGAGATGCCCGCTTATAAATTCGGAGGAGCTATGAGAGTTAGAATTAAATCTTTACCTAGATATCAGTCATACAATACTGGTGCTAGTGTTGCTGATGATATGATGTCAGATGCTGGTTTATCTGACCAAACTTACGTACAAACCCCACCAGCAAATATACCCCCACCTCCACCTGTTGCTGTTGTTACACCTGCTGCACCAGCAGCACCTCCTGCAGCAACTGTAGCTACTCCTACAGCTACTCCTCCACCTACTATTGTGGTAAATGGAGTTACAATAGATACAGCAACTAATCAACCTGTAGCTAAGTCTTCTCCTGCTAGTGACAATAAAAAGAAAGCATCTAAATCAGAGTCTAAAAGTACCGCAGGTACATTTGATTTCAATGTAGATGTTATGGAGGGTAATCCTGACTTTTGGCAGGGTTACACTGATTTGGTTACATCTGGTGTTATCAAACAAGAATTAGCAACAGGGTTTGAAGATGCTGCTGTTCGTCAGCGCGAAAGTCAACAAGGTCTTAGACCAGGTACTGCAAACGTATATGGTGATAGAGATATTCATAAGGGAGAACTCTTTGATGACTTTAAGAAAAGACAAGCGTGGTATTTTCAAAATAAGAAAAACTGGAATCCTGAAAATAAAGCTGACGTAGAAGACTTTCAAAGAGAGTATTGTAAAAAAGCTGCTGAGTACGGTATGAAGTCTTGTTACTTTAATACCAAGGATGTAAAAGATTCTAAAGGTAGAACTATAAAGGGGACTACGTTTGATGGTCTTTATGGTGAGCACACTTTTAATGCTCCAGGATTTAATAAAGCTGATGCACAACCAGAACCTCAACCACAACCTCAACCAGAACCAGAAAAAAAACCAGAACCTATTAAGACTAATCCTTTAGATGTATCTGAGGATTATACTCGTAGAAGCGGTTATTTCCCTCAGGATCTTATAAATCTTTCTGCAGCTTTAGCTCAAAGAATTACTGTACCTGATACATGGTATGCTCCTTTACAGTTTAAAGGTGTAGACCCTGCGTATCTGGTACCGGACTATAGTCCAATCATGGAAGCTGCTAATATTAGCACTCAGGGTGTTAATGCTTATGGTTCTCGTCAAAGTGCAGATGCTTCATTTGCTCTTATTCAGGGTAAATCAGCAAGACCTTCTGCGGAACATAATCTAGCAGTTGCTAATGCTAATGCAGGTATTTACAATAACGCTCAGCAGATTAACGCACAGATAGCAAATCAAAATGCTATGTACAATAATCAGTTAGCTCAAGCAGACTTTGATGCTAATGCACTTTATGAGCAAGAAAGAATAAAAGCTCAGAATAAAAAGAGAGCGGATCTTGCTAGACTTGTAAACACCGCGATTACCAATAGAGCTACTGCAGAAACTCTTAGCGATGCATACTCCGAGTATTTCAATATAGATCCTACTCGTGGCGGACATGTTGAGTTCTACAAAGGAATTGATGAGCTTGTACCTAACGACAAAGCAGATATGGACGATCTTGCATCACTTGATAAACAGCTTACAAATCTTGGTTACACTAAAGAAGAAAAGAAAGATATTCTTAAATCTGCACTAGCCAGTAAGTATGCTACAAAGGGTACTAGGAATCCATATCTACCTGATTACTCGCAGCTTATGTATCCATTTAACATGCAGCAGGGTTCTTAAACTTTAAAAGTTTTTTAAACTTACTAGATTTTTATTGTATATTTATATTAATTATGAGCCAGTATATACAAGGTGTTGTTGATTATATTCCGATGATTCAACCGTTTCAGCCGGACTTTAATCTTTTTCAGAATGTACTACAAACGAAAGATGCTCAATACAAAGCTGGTTACGATAAACTTAGTACTCTATATGGCACTTTGTTAAACTCTCCTATGTCCAGGGAGGATAATATTGAGCTAAGAAATAAGTTTTTTAATGATATCTCATCTCAGATTCAAAAGATATCATCGCTAGATCTTTCTAAATCACAGAATGTTGATGCGGCGTATAAAGTATTTCAACCCTTGATTGACAATGACTATATCCTAAAGGATATGAGTTATACCAAGACCGCTTATGATCAAATGCAGTATGGCGAATCTCTTAAAAACTGTACAGATCCTAAAAAATGTCCTGGTCAATACTGGGATGGTGGTATTGAACTGATACAGTATGATGTAAATAACTTTAAAACCGCTCCTAGAGAAAAGACTTTGAATATGCGAAACCCACGTTTCGTACCCAAAGTAAACTTAACTAAGCAAGCTTTAGACTATGCCAAGGAGATGAACTTTAAAATTACACTCCCTGAACATAGTCCTGACGGTAGATATATAGTTCATACAACCAATGGTCCTAATATGATCCCTGGTTTGACTGAAACATTTATGTCAGTGTTTGGTAATGATCCTGCAGCTGCTGATTATTATTCAGCACTAAGCGAGTTAAATAGAAATAAGTTCATTAATGATGAAGCAAATATTCAAGAGTACGGATCTAAGGACGCTGCGGAAATATACTATCTCGATGATGCGCACAGGAAGATAGTTGAGATGACCGAATCTCAGTTAGCTGAAGCTAGAAGACAAGAGACACTAGCATCTGGTAGAAAAGCTGTTACAGATAATATTATCATCAATAAGGGTGTAGATCCAAACGATCCTGAGGATCGAGAGGTAATTAAAGATAGATACCAAAGTATGGTTGACCAGATGATCTCTGGTTCAAATGCTGAGGTTCATGAGACTGATTTAAATAACATTACCGGTGACGGTTATGAAACACTTGATATAGACTCTAAGCGCTACAGAATAGATAACGTTGCCGCAAGAGGTTTGATGCAAAATGATTTGTATCAAGCTGCGTCTTCGTATGCTATGCAGACAATGGATGTTAAGACAGAAGTAGATCAATATGCTTTAAAACAATTTGATCATGCTTTAGATGTAGCTCGTATGGGTTTGCAGCAGCAGTATGCCAAAGACTTAGACGACTATAAAACAGCAAATCAAAAAGAATTATACAAATATCAAAAAGGTTTAGATCTTTTAAAGGAGACTTTTCCTAATAAGAAAAGAAACGGAGCTTTACCGGATGGTTCTAATCCTTTTAATCCGGGATATGAATCTTTACCCGCTACACCAGGTGGTAGTGTTTTAGATCCTAATCTAAGAGGGTCAGATCAAAAACAAATTGTTTCAGCTACTGAAAAAGCAAAAGCAGCAGCGGAACAAGTTATTGTAAAAGGATACGAAGAGTTAACTGCTATTATAAATACACCCATTGGTAAAAAAACTCCAGGTGGTCTTGTAATGACTCAAGACGTTAAAAATTATTACATTGCAAAAAGAGATGAGATTTTTGGTAAATCTGTAACAACTACTGGGACTTATGATAAAAATAAGTTTCCATCTATGACAGATGCCGCAAGAGCAGTTGGAAAAGAACCTAGTCTTTTAGATAGAGGTTATACTTATGTAAGTGACTTGTGGAATGACTTTACTAGTTTATTCAGTGATGACGAAACAGCGTATACAAAAACTTCTGGCGGTTATTTAAATAATAACAATCAACTAGAGCAAGGTTTTACGGGACGTGCTGAATATAGCGATCCTAAATCTCCAAACTATTGGCAGAACACTGCGGATAGAGTAACCAACTTTTTTAGCAATGACGTAACAGGAAAATATGCTATTAACAGAAATGTAGAACGTGGTAAAGAAGCGGGAGTATTAGCAGCAGAAATTCAATATAATGTATCAAAACTTAACTATGATAATTTCATAAAAGCTCAAGCGAATAACAACGCTATTGTTCATAAGCTAGTTATGAGTACAGCTGCTAAAGACGCTGTGTTTGATGAAATGAGTTCTTACAATGCTCCTACATCAGGTTCTGATTCTGGTTTGTGGGCACGTTTTGCTGGTGTTGATGCACCAGCTGCAATTAAAGATCATACAAAAGAATCTCTTTCCAGGATGCATATAAATGGTCGTGTAATGACACTTCCTGAATTTAAACAAGTTTATGCAAATAGTCCCGAAGCTAAAAGAGTAGCAGAAAGAGTTATGCAAGAATACTATCAAACTCAGCCTGGTGACCAAGGTGCCTTTGGTAGATACAGTTATCAGTCTGGTGTTGAAAGATTGTTGGAGACAATGAATGACGACGCTGAAGATATTTATGAAGAATATATGGATCAGTTTAATATGATCTATAATCAATCAAATGCTGCTGTTAATAAAGAAGCTGATAAAGCAGGGTTCAAACCTCTTTCTCAATTTTATCAAGTAAACGATGCTGGTGCTGGTGTTCAATCAAATCCTGTTGTTGCTACTGTTGATCCTGCTTATCCCGGTGATATGCAAGCGATTGACTTTTTTGGTTTTAGTAATTTTATAAGATCTACTATGGGTAAAGAAACCGATGGTATTGAAGTATATAAAGGGCTAGGTGCAGATCTTACTGAAACAAGATATTTTACCGATGACGCTGATCCAGTTGATAACAAAGAAGGAGCGCTTACCGCTATTCAAGCACTTAGAACGCAATTACTTGAGGGTAGGGACGTAGAAGATAAAACTAGAGGAATCTTTGATTTTTATTTTCATCCTGTTACTATGAATGACCAAAATAAAATGGCTTTTTCTTTTTCCTTTAGTCCTGAGTTTACAGATGCTCATTTGGGTAGCGGAGAAGCTGCCAAGTTTATGGGAAAAACAGATAGAGAATTTACGATTGTTGTTGATGCTGATAAAGTTCCAGAGGTTAAAAACTTAGAAATGGTCAGAAGATTAGAGCAAGGACCTTACACAATAGCAATGAGAGCTGACAACGAAATAAATCTTAATGATTTTTCTAAAGGTGGTAGCCTTACTATAAGACCAACAGCGGACGGTTCATATGTAGCTAGTGGTTTTTTAAATTATATAGATGAGGACACTTTTAAAGAAAGTCAATATCCTTATGTAGATTTTATGGGTCCTCAACAAAGTTTAGAAAACTTTGCTCAGCAGAAAAACAGCATGCTAGCAAACATACATATGCAGATGGTGAATGCTCAAGAGCAACTTAAAGCTATGAACCAGAACTTAATTCGTAATCCAGATGCTCTTAATAACTAAAAGTTATGGCGGAACCATTACCAAGACCTACAATACCGTTTACAAAAGAGTTTTCTCCATATGAGAATGCTAGTAAACCTGTAATATCTTCAGAAGATATACGTTCTAAGCTGCATCAGATTAATGATTACTTTGATAAAAACTTACCTTCTGTAATAGAGGGTATTAGTAAATATGAAGAAGACGTATTAAACAAAGCTATTCTTGCTAAGAAGCCTTCTAGTTTTGATCAATACGCTAAGTTGCCTCAAGTCCAGAATGAGTCATCTGGTAATATTCTTACCGGACCGATATCAGCAAAAGGTGTTTTAGACTTACCGACTTTTGATAAGGTTAATCAGATTGCTTCTCAAGCAAGATTTGAAGCTGAAGCTTCAAAGGATCCTTTTAAGTTTGCTAAACCTACATCCTTTAACGCTAGTATCTATGGTCACAACTATGACCGCTACTATAGTCATCCTAAATTTAAACAATTAGGTTTTGACTTTCGTAGAGATAATGAGTCTCTTTACAATGCGTCTTCTACATCGTTTGATGACTTTAGAAGAATGAGTTCTAAGCTTACCTCTAATATATTTTTAGCAGGTAACGACTCAGCTAAAAACTGGGGTAACTGGTTCTCTCTTACGGGAGATCCTAATAGTGCTGCACTTATGGAGCACAATATGGCATCAGGTGCTAGTAGCAAAGAAGGTGCGGGTGCTTGGGTAACAAACTTTGTAGGTAATCTGGGATATACTATAGGTACTATAGGTGAGATTTGGTTAGAAAACGCAGTAGTAGCGGCAGCAGCGGGTCTTACAAGAAATCCTACATTGATGGCAGCTGCGGGAGCAAAAACTGGTTTAGGTTTAGGTAAGTTAGCTAAGTCAATGAAAGTAATGGCTAAAACCTTAAACGATGTAAATAAAGCTAGACAGTTTAGAACAGCTGCATGGGGTGGTGTTAAAGGTGCAGCTCAAACTCTAAATCCATTTAGAGAGCTTACAGACCTAGGTATTAAAGCGGCAAACCCTAATAGTGCTTTTAATAGACTTAATGGTATGGCAAAAGCATCAAAAAGTTTTGGTGCTTTCTATAGAGGTTTGCGTGAGATAAATGCAGTAACATCTGAGTCTAGATTAGAAGCTGCATTTGTTCAGAATAAAGTAGCTAACCAAGCTATAAATGCTTATTACAAAAAGAACGGTAAACTTCCCGAGGGTGCTGCAGCAAACGATATTACAGAAAGATCTAAACTAGCGGGTGAAAGAACTTTTATAGCTAACGTTCCTGTTATCTATGGTAGTAACCAATTAGTTTTAGGTACTTCTCTTAGAGGTTTTAGACCTGCATCTAAAATGATTTCAGCCAGTAATTTAAAAGGCACCTTCTTTAAAACAGTAAGGAACTTTGACTGGAAGAAAACAGGAAAGTCACCTATGGAAGTAGTAGCTAACACAGGTGCTGTTGCAAGTGCTTTTAAGTTTTTGGGTAACACCGTAAAGAAAGATTTCTGGAAAACAGTACCGTCTAAGTTAAAAGGAACCTGGGCAGGTAAACCTTTTAGTCAAGCATTAGGTAGTGGTATTAGATTCTTTAGTCAGAATCTTGCAGAAGGCTTACAAGAATCCTATCAAGAAGTTGTACAGTCTGCGGTAAGTGATTACTACTTAACTAATTACTTTGCAGATCTTTACAAAGATCCTATTCTATCAGCTCAAAATAGTTGGGCAGCGTCTATTCAAAAAGGAGTGGGTGAGCAAATGAATGCTCAAGGTTTAGACACCTTTCTTCAAGGATTTTTAACAGGTGGTGTTGTAGGTCCTGTACAGACTAACATAATGAAATGGTTCCAGTCTGTAGACTTAAGGATGAAAGATTATAGGAATCCTGGTGAAAGAGAAAAGTTTATAAACGACGAGAAAAAAAGACTTCAGCAATATGCTGATGCAGTAAACTCATATACTCAAGATCCAATTCTGTGGTCTAGATGGTTAAGTGAAAATGCTATACAACAAAGAGACTTATCTGAAAAAGTAAACTTAGCAGAAGAAACAGGCAACAGAGCGGACGCTGAAGATGCTAAAGATGATTCCTTGTTTATGCACGTTGATACATTGCTCAGAGCTGATAAGTTTAATGAGTTTATAGATCACATAGAAGGTCTTACTAGTCTTACTGACGATGAACTTAAGGACGCTTTTGAAAACTATAATCTAGAAAGCACTGATCAAAACGAAAAGTCTTATAGAGAAAGATTAAATATTGCTATCGATAAAGCAAAAGAGATAAAGGCTAGAATAGATGAAACAAATAAAATTGAGAATATCTTCAACCCTGATTTGTTTGATCCTGCAGTAGATCCGGAAGCGTATCTAATGGAGCACATGGCGTATGACACTTTTGAGATAGCTAAACGTGCTATAGCGTTTAATGAATATACTTACAAGCGTACTGCTGATAGAATACAAAGTGTACTAAATAAGTCAGTTACTTCCGGACCACTTGGTTCTGCACTAGCTTCTGATTTCTCAATATTGTTTTCTCCTATAGGATTAAGTGATGAGACTTCAAAGGGTAAACTGTATCAGTTTGAGCAATTACTACAAGCCGAAATAAAATCCCTAAAAGTAGGTACACCTCAAGAGAAAAAGCTAGCTGAGTATAAAACACAACAGCTTGAAAAACTTAGAACGTTAAAGGCTTTCATAGTAAACTACAGAAAGAGTCGCATACTTGTAAATAAAGCTAAAGCAGCTGCACAAGATTACGCGTCCGCTCCTAAAGAAAGTCAAGAAGCATACGATTCTTTAAAAAAGATGGCTAATGTTCTTAATAAGAATTCTAAGTCTGGAACGATTGACGCTAATCTAGATGATCCTAATACACCTGTTGATGTTATTGTAGATGCGTTTATAAAAAATGAGTTATATGATGCATATAATGACTATGTAAAAGTCATTGCAAAATCTAATGATGCTACCCAGATAAAGAGTACAGTAGATAAATCATTTAATGAGTTCCTTGATTACTTGCAACTTACTAGTGATCACCAACTTATGGGTGAGTTTATGACTGTACTAGCTGATCCGATGTCTGTGTATTCTATGGCATCTAGATTATTCAATGCTCAAAAACTTATATCTGAAAAATCAGGTGAACTTCATAAGATGGGTCTTGAAGAATACATTTCAAAGATCGCAGCTCCTGATGCTTTAATGCAAGGTCTGTTTGACATTGGAGTATACTTTGATCCTGACTTTATAGATGAGTTCTTAGGTGAGAATAAGATTCCACCATACTTTATAAGTGCAGCGGACGGATCTATTATACAAATGACTGACCCTAAGTACAATGAGATTGTAGATCTTATTGAGAAGTATGCTGCGCAAACAGGTAAGAAGTTCTCTGGTATGCCTGAGAAGTATGTTGCACCTGTAGCTAAAGAGACAGAAACACCACCGGTAACTAACGTTCCACCAGAAGATGACGAGAAAGAAACTGATGAAGAAGCTTCAGTAACAGATGCACTAACTGAACTAGCTCCTGAGTTAAGAGTGCAGTTGATAACTGCAGCTAAAGCTAAGGGTATAGATCCAGAAGAGTTTCTTCTGAATGACCCTGAAGCAGCTTTGATTATTGATAACTACAATAAGACTAAGTCTAGTTCTGTGGATATATCTTCTGTAACTGGAACTGTTACTCTTGAGAACCCGATGTCTATTACACCTCAGATGATGCCGGGTATAGAGAATATACTACAAGCAAGTGCTGCAGAAGAATGGGTTGTAGACGAGTCGGATAAGAGATACTATATAAGTAAAGATGGTACTAAGAGAGTACGCAGAGCTACATCACTAATAGACAAAGAGTTTACAGAGTCTACGAGATTAACAGCATATCAGAACAGAGGTAATGCTCTAGATGAACTGTTACGTATGTTCTTTGATCCTAAAGTAAAAGACGGTGTAATAACCGAGCTTGCGTTTAGAGATGTTATGATTAACATGTTTCAAGGTAAGAAAGCTGGGGTATATACTGAAGCTGCTATCAAGAATACAATTAAGAAATGGGTTAAAGATAATCTTAGTGAACAGAAAATGTTTGATGAGTTTGGTCTTAAACCTACAGAAGGTTTTTATACCGGTATTGTAAATACACTGTACGATCTGTCTTATAAGCTTGCAGATTTCAAGATTGTATCATCGTTGCCAACAATGTTTGGTATGTCTTCTACAGGTGAACTTGTTGGCGGTACTCTTGACCTTTTAGCTGAGTACAAAGATGGTACTCTGCACATTATAGATATAAAAACATACGCTAACGACAGGTCAGCTGATGAAACTAGAAACTCCGATAGAGTTCAACAGAACGTATATAGAGAAATTATAGAGGGTAACACTGATAGAAAGATCTCTACTATGAACACAATTCAGATTAGGATTAACTTACAACAATCTGATAATCAGACAGTTACATCTGCAGAGCTTAGAAAAAATAAAGCGAACGGTATACTTCACGACGTTAAAAAAGGAGAAGTCAAAGCTATACTTGAAGAAATAGAATCAGGTAAACCTGCTGAGACTGGTAAAGATTCTACAGATACTAGAACTAACGAACAAAAAATTGCAGACTATAGAGCTGAAGAACAAAAAGAGTTAGCTAAAGCTATACCTGATATGGCTGTTAAGTATCCGGATACATATGGTGAAAAACAAGGTAGCATGCCAGATGATTTGTATACAATATATAAACGTATCTACGATAAGTATGATAAATTAATAAGAGCTGTTGGTCAACCAGCAGCTACTGCAGATGGTAAAGGTGCTCCTGAAGAGAAAGATATTAAGATGTTTGTACCTGGTAGGTTTGCAGGGAAACTTGTTTACATGACACCCGGGGCAGGTAAAACAACAGCTGTACAGAAAGCTAAGAAAAAAGGTTTGAAGCTTGCTGATATGGATGACCTGTTAGTAGAAGCTATAAAAGCATCAGGTGTATCACTCAAGTCTTTAGGATTTGATGAAGTAAATAACGCTAACGTAGGTAAAGTTATTTACGAGATGTATGGTAAAGGAATGTCTAAAGAAGCTGACGGTGTCTATGATGCAGCATTTGCAAAGGCTCAAGATCTTATGAAGTCAGGATACACCGTACTTACTGGTAGTCAACGCTTTATAAGCAAAGCTGATGTTGTAGTTAGAACTGAAGATAAAGGAAGACTTGCAGCTCAAATTTCTGCAAAGTCTGGTGAAACAGGTAGAGATGCAATTACAAAGATTCTTTCTGAAGAAGAAAAAGCGTTTGCAAAAACTCCTGAAAAAGTAGAAGTTCTTGGGGAGACTCAGACTGCTGCTGATTTACTTTTGTCCGAATTAGAAAAAGAGGGAGACGTACCTTTCTCTGAGACTGCTGAGGTTACAAAAATGAAAGAAGCTAAATCTAAAATGGAACTTGATGCTACTCTTCAGTCTTATATGCTCAGAAAAGAACGTTACGCATATACTGGAAAAGATGGTGCCCGTAGAATTTACACACCGATGGAGATAGCAGCAATTGCAAAAGAACGCGCAAGTACATTAAAGTTAGGCTCAGATTTCTTAGATTATATAGACGACATTCTAGATTTAAAAAAGGGTCCTATATCTAAAGCTGAAGAGACTGCGATTAAAGAAAACATCGACTCAGCTGCAGAAGACACTCTAGACTCTAGTAAAGTTGACGATATAGCCAACGATGTTGCTAAAGGCAACAGTGACATAACTGATGATGATATTGACGGTTTAAATAATTGTGAAACTCCAGGGACATGAGAATTTGTAATATAACCAGCAACCAGCAAGAGATACTACTTAAAATTATTGCGAAGAGACTTATAGATCTTGATGCTAAAAAACAACCTTTTGTTCTTAAGGACTACATGACTTCTTTGTACAAGTACCTTGATACTAAGGTAGGTGACAAAGATATGCTGATTGGTTATACAGCTTTTTCTCCGACACTGTTGTATCAACTGGTTACTCAAAAACAATACGAATCTATTCTAGGTCCGTCTGCTGCTGAGATCTTTGATCTAAAGAAAACTTTTGCGTCTAGTCCATCTAAGGTATTTGAGTACTTCGGATTAAATTTATCTCCGCAACAGTATATAACTCAACAACTTAGAGACAATGAGATAATTAAACAGCAAGAAGCTTTAGAGGAAGCTCGTATGAAAGAGCTTACTGCATTGTCTCTTGTATATAGATTCTCTGCTCGTCCTGATACACTGAATAGTACTACATTGGGTAATGACCCTGATGCTACCACTCCTGGTAACGCTTTTGTAGTTTCTGTTTTGAATGATTACATTTCTAGATACGGTGACTCAGGTATCGATGAGATATCTGATAGATATGCTCTTGTCCTAGTAAATGCTAAAGATTATCTGCGACCTCAAGATACTGTAGATGACTCTCTTAGAACCGGTCCAATTCTTATGATCAGTGACCCAAAGGGTAACATACTGTATTTCAATCAAGAAAAGTTATTAGGTGAAGGTGTTATCGAAGAAGTATCTGCCAATCAGGGGAGCCCTATTGTATTTAGACAAAGAAGAAATTTAGATAAAATTCAGTCGCCAGAAGAGATTGCTAAGTCTGCTGGTATAACTACTGTAGAGGCAAAAGCTATTATAGACAGTCAGCTTGAAGAAGTCAATAAAAAGATCTACCACGTTCTAAGTAACAAGGATGCTAAGATTCTCCATAGAATTAAATGGGGAAGTACCGGTAATCTTATTAAAAATGACTCTAATAGAAAACCTTTAAAGAACAGTAAGCTAGACCCTGATGTATTTAGAATACTACCAGTTCTTTCTGAGGACAAGAAAAAGCCTACTATCCATTTACAGAGCTCTCACTTTGATGAGATTATTCCTATTAGGGGTAACTACATCAATAATCCTAACACACCCGATATAAACATTGATCCGGGTTTGAGAGAAGCTATACTACAAGTTCTTCTTGGTAATAACATCACAGTAGAAGGTGCAAGACTAGAAGGTAACAATCCTTCAGCTATTGCATTTAGATCTAGATTTGTAAACACTTATCTGGGTAATAATTATAACATTATAATTAAAGAGGATACCGGTGAATTATATATTACCAAAGTAATTGACGGTAAAAAAACAACGTTTAAGATAACTAGGTATAATCCGTCTACAAAACAGTTTGAGTTTATAGGAGCTGCGTATAATAACAACAGCCTTCTATCTGACATATCTACTTTTACTATAAATGGTAAAGAGGCATTCCAGTCTCTCAACATTTTAGTTGATACTGAGAATACAAAACCTGTAGGTTATACTAGAGGTTCTAGCGGCGCTGTAAATTTAAAGGAGCTTACCAATAGAGAATACAAAACTCTTCTTATAAACAACGGTAACACTACTGTACAGTATAATGACGAGACCGGGGAGTATGAAAGAATGCACCCCTATTTTAAGTTTGCAGTAGATGCAGAAGACGTAACTAAGTTTTCTGATCAAGAAGTTACTACTGTCCTAGACGTAGAAGCTCCGTCGATTGAGATGATCTATGGAGAAGATCTAGAAGATGATCAGATAGAAGATATCCAGTTCCCGGATATAGATTCTTTCGATAAATTGCTTGGTCAGAAAGTAGCTCAAGCAACACCGGAGCAGATTAAAGCTGCTTACGATTGGTGGAAGAATCATCCAATGAGCTCAAAGATTCCTTTTAAAGCGGTCTTTGAGATATTTAATCCAAACAATGGTCGGTCAATTGCTACATTTAATAAGTACGGTATTACGCTTTACAAAGGATCTGACTATTCAGATCTTTACCATGAAGCGTTTCACGCGTTTACTCAGATATTCCTAACGGATAATCAGAGACAAGATCTTTACAAGAGTGTAAGAAGTCTCAAAGGTTCTACTACAGATTACTTAGGTAACAAGGTACCCTTTGCAGACATGGATAAAACGCAAGCTGAAGAATTCCTTGCTGAGAAGTTTAGAGAGTATATGCTCTCCGGCGGTAAGAAGTTTGGAGACAATACCCCTACTAAAGCTAAGTCAATCTTTAAGCTCATGTTCGACATACTTAAAGACATCTTTGGTTTTGCGAACATGGACATAGAAGATACTCTTGATAATTATCAAGCGAATGCTTTGATTAATGAGTACTTCTTTAATCTTAGAAAGGGTAACTTCTCTGATATAAATGCGGATCTATCTGAAGCTGAGGAGTTTAACAAACTTAGAGCAGTATCTGAAGATCAACAAGAGAAGGTAGATAAGCTAAGCTATTCAGACTTGAAACTTTTGGTAGATACCATGAACAGCATGATGTCTACTATTATCAATAATAAAGATACCACCGGGACAGACCTGCGTTATAGCAGTATTGTAACCGATGTAAATAAAAGAGTAGAGCTATACAACGAAGTTCTTGTAAGACTTGTAGAGAAAGCAAAAAGCATAGGTGAGCAGATTGAAGCGATAACAGATAAGACTGATATAAATAGAAAGAAGCTTATAAAGCTTTACAACATTCTTGCTATAGGTATAAACAACTACTCACCATCTCTAAAAGAGAATAACAAAGTCACAGTATCTGATGTACTGAATGGAGCAAATGCTGAGTCTACCGGTCTTATTGCATACCACATTGCTAAGTCTAAAGACTTCTTGGTAATTGATGATACCTATAATGCTGAGGATGCATCTTCTACCGGAAAAGAGTATGTAAAGAATTCAGGAAATGAAATGTCAGCAAAAGACTTAGCGTCTGCAGATATTCACTTCTTAGTAAATAGTATCCAAACAACTACCCCAAATGCTTTAGGAGAACCTAAGCTGGAGGATTCTACATTTGTTTGGAACCTATTGACTCGTTTAGGTAAGGGTGTAAAGAATGCTGATGAGTATTACGAAAAGCTCCAAAACTTTTTAGCCGTTACAGATACCCGCACTAGAAACCACAACGTAGTAAAGCAGATTGTAAGTAAGCTTGGTAACCCTAAGATTACTATGACTGATGGTAAGTTTGAAGATTACATACCACAACAGAATCTGTGGACAAATCTGATAAACATCTTTACTCTACCTAGAATCAAACTGGTCCAGCTTAACCTATCTACGTCTGTTGATGAGAATGGTGAGAGACAAGTTAGAATTCTTCCCGGTGTATCTAAGTCAGAAACAGATCCGATTAAGAGAGCATATGATAACACATTTGCTAAAAAGAGATCTAAGTATATAAATAGATACAAGGGTCAAGGTTTAGGTATGAGGGATTCCAAGACCGGTTACTACCTTAATCTAGTAAAGGTTATTGAAGACTTTCCTGTTGTTAATGATGCTGCTGCTAAGATTAAGTTCTTAAAAGCTATAGGTATAGATATTACCGCAAACGATGCAATGGTTAAAAACTTTGCAGCTAGACCTAAGAATCTAGGTGCTTTTGCAACGTTGATGCATCAGAAAATAAAGAACATCTTAGAGCTAAACTATAGTCTTAAAAATCAGAATGCGCCGCAGATCTACATAACAACACCATCACAACTGGTTGAGTTAAATGTTCCCGGTACTGATCACATAAGAAATCAGTCTACTCTTTATAGAAGTTTGCTCGAGACAGAACTAGAAACATCTGGTAAGTATACTGTAGGTATGGTCTCTAATGCTAACGGAGATCCGCAGTACGAGATATCTTTAAAGAGCACTATTAGTGAAAAGATTGCAATGTTCAACGGAGCAAAGAGTTACGCTGAGCTTATTGCTATTCCTGAGATGTCTTACATGGATGTTCGTAGAAATCCTTTTATAAAAAGTCTGCGGATAATGACCGAGACATTCGGTGAGGATTTTTGGAAACCTGGAAAAGGTGCTAGACAATCAAAGTCTCTATCAGTATCCGGAATAGAAAGATCTAATAGCATAGAGCTTTTAAATTCTGCAGGTGTTGCTGTAATAGAAAACGACATAAATCAGTTTGGTGTATCGTCCTATCAAGCAGATGACACTACCCAGATTCTTCAGAGCCTGTTTACTTACATGTTGTATGGTGTATCTGAAGCAACTCGTCACTCAGATAAATCAACAACGCTGTATTACAGAACCCCTGTAAAAGGACAGTATGTAAGCTTTAATTCTTTCTTTGAGGATAAAGCTATACGTAATACAAAGATTGTCAAGTTGATGGCTGGTTACCTCTACGCTGAGGTTTCTAGAATGGTAAGACTTGCTAATGACGATGCAGCAGCAAATGTTACCGTTGGAGATAGCACGTATAAAGAAGTAGCATCTACTATTAAAAACTTTGAGGGTATCTTAGGAGAAGAAACCAGAAAGTCTATTGAGAAGTGGGTTAACGACTATAAGGTTCTTGAAGGTAATACAGACAACATAGAAGAAGACTTTAGACTGCAGTGGATGAGTAAGAACTACTCTACAGTGTATGGTGAAGTTGTAAATTACTTTGAGTCACAGATTGCAGAAGCTATTTCTGATATCACAAGCACCGGTATTCTAAATAAGAACAACCCGGCGTCTGTACAGATATGGGAAAATATTAAAAACAGTGTAGGAGCATCTCAACAAGCTGATCCTAACTTTGATGATAATATCATTGCAGCTTATGTAGTTAACTCTTGGATGCACTCTTATGAAGCTACCATCATGTTTTATGGTGACCCAGCTTTGTATAACCATCTAAAAGAAGACTTCCATAAGAGAAATCCGTTTATTGCTGCGACAGGTACCCTACCTAGAACTGATGCGTCATTCATAGACTTTGTTTCTTTCTATAAGAGAGAAGACAGATATGCATCTTCAAAATACTTTACAGGTACTCTTAGTGACAGAGCTAAGAATAAAACCTGGGGTAGAACTATGGATTCTGCAGTTCTAGAAGACACTGCATATAATTCTGCAAACTATTCCGCATATGTAGAGATTGCAGTAGAGAAAGAAAGAGCTAGACTTAAGAAACTAAATAAGGAACTTACAGCAGAACAAGAAGCTGATATCCGTAAGGAGTTTAAAGAGTATGCTGGTTCTAAAATTGGTGACGGTCAAGGTTGGATTGGTTTTGATAGCTACAGAGATCTGATGCTATCAATGAGAAAGTGGAGCCCTTCACAAGAGAAACTGTACTGGGATATTATTAAAGGTAAAGACATTAGTGCTTTACAAGTAGTTCAGTTCTTCCCTGTTTTGAAAATGCAGTATGGTGGTGAGCTTGCTACAACTAAAGGTTTGCCCGTACAAGGATACCATAAGTTCTCTTTGATGCCTATGATACCAAACGTTATCGCAGGATCAAAACTTGAGATTCTTCATAACAAGATGACAGAACAGGGTATTGATTACGCTTTGTTCCAGAGCGGTTCAAAGATTAATACCATTACTAAAAACGGTACTGCAGATAAATTCTATGTAGATAAAGAGAATCTAGGTGATGTAGCTTTTGCTGATCCCGATTACCAGTTTACACTTAATACTATCTATACAAACTTCTTTAAGCTTCAGGTTGAAACACCAGATAGTTACAAGGGTAAAGTCGTATTCTCTACACAGCTTCGTAAAATAATTGAAGAAGGTTTATATGAAGAAGGTCGCCCTAGAAGTTTTGATGGCACTAAAGAACAGTTTGAGGCTTTACCTGAGACTGAAAAGACTAAGTATAAAGAGTATGCTAAACTTACTAACTATGAGAGATTAGTCAGCACTCTTACTGAAATGAAGTATAAAGAACTTCAGAAAGATGCTGGTCTTACTTTCGAGGATGGTAAGTTTGTATTGTCAGAAAAACTGATAACCTATCTGAATAAGCAGCTTACCGTACAAGACGTAGCTGAACACGAGATAGACTTTATCAAGTATGATACAAGAGCTAAAAGACTTGTGTTCGATTTGAGTATTCACCCTTCTGCAGCTATGTTGGATAAACTGCTTTCTGCACTTATCTACAAGAAGATTATCAATCAGAAGGTTAAGGGTGAGGCACTTATCCAGGTATCTGGTGCAGGTTTTGAACCAGCGGGAATAAGAAAAGCTACAGATGAGGAAAATAAACTTTATGGTAACGGTACCCTTCCTTTCTATAAATATGATAGGAATGGAACCAAAGCTATGAAAGTAAAGGTTGCTCTGCAGGGTGACTTCAAAAAACTATTGGAACATGAGCATAGAGACGGTAATAAGATTGAAACCTTAGAACGTCTTAATCAAATGCTGAAGGATGAGAAGTGGTTGAGTACAGGTAATAACCGTAAGATGGTTACTATAGCTGGTGTTCGTATTCCTGTGCAAGGTCTCAACTCTGTAGAATTTATGGAGGTGCTTGAGTTCTTACCAGAGAATGCTGGTAATATGATTATCCTTCCTGCAGATATTGTAGCTAAGTCGGGATCAGACTTTGACATTGATAAATTGTCTTTGATGTTCCCTAACCTAAAAGTAATAGGTAAGAGCGTAAAGCTTTTGACTCATGATCCTAGTGCCGTAAAAAGAATAGACGGTAACAAAAAACTTCTAAAAGATCTTTACGAGCACCTAGATACTTTATTCGAAAAGGTTAAAGCTTTTGATTTAGATACAAAACAAGAGGATCTATACAAAGTAATCTTAGAATATAAAGCTAAAAAAGAAGATCTTAAAGATCAGATTTGGGGAGACTTTGCTAACGTAACTGCAGATAATTTAGAATCTCTGCACGAAGAGTTACATGATATTAAGTTTATTCTGAGTAACCTTTATAACAAGTCTAAAAATCTTTCTGCTCAGGTTCAGAAAATCTTTAATGAAGAGATCAATCCAACATTTGCTGAGATCGATACTGTGATTGAAGATATTGCATCTGCATCATCTAAAGCAGTAGAGAATGATTTGATGTTTGCTATTGTAGATATTGCATCTATGGAGGAAAACTTTGTAGACTTCATTACACCGAACAGCACATCTGTACTTAAACCTTATTCAGAAAACCTGAGCAAGTATTCTAAGTACGACAGATATAAAAACGGTAACGGTGAAACTTTCTATGACAGTAAAGGCAAGAAGAGAATAACCGCTACTAAGATATTTGAGTTAGGTTTTAACCGATACAAGTTAGGTTCTAACAATATCGGTATGCGAAGCTTGGGTATAGCTGCAGTTACCAATACTTATAACACAGTACTCAGCAGAGTAGGTGCTTATATGGAAAAAGTTGTAACTCTAGGTGCTAAGAAAGGTAAACCTGAGTCTGGTTATCCTATTATACAGACATTCAGAGGCGGTATAGATTTTAATAAAACTATGCAGGATGAGATATCCTTGTCAGGTTTGTATGGCGCTGATGGCGTACACAGAATTTCTAAGTTGATATCTCAAGTTATAAACGGTACTGTAGACGTAGCTAAAGACTCATGGATCTTTGATATCCAGGGTAACCAGGAAATAGTACCGATACTTCTGTTTATGTTCCAAGCTGGTGTTCCACCTAAGCAAGCTGTGTATTTCTTGTCACAACCTATTATCAAGGAGTATGTAGAGAAGCAAAGAAATATTAAGAGTGCTTTTGCTAAACCTCTTGGTGTAGAAGCAGCTGGTACTAATATGTTTAGAGTACAAGCTAGAAGAGAGATTCTATCTAATAGCCCTGCATTAAATAATCATCTAAGAGAACAGGAGATTGATCCTGATGCTTTCAAAGCTGAGC